AGTATATTTGATTAGCCATCAGACGTGCGCCTAGCTTGCGTTTGCTGGTTTCCAGGCTGAAATAGTACACGGTGTAGTCCTGCTTTGCCATGCTTGCTGCTATTTGCAAAGACAGGGCTGTCTTGCCCGCAGACGGTCTGCCGCCGATGATGATGAAATCGCCCGGTGAGATGTGCAGCGCTTCATCCAGACGTTCTAGGCCTGTCTTGATGTACACAGGCTTTTCGTCCATGTGAAGCACATAGTCGTTCAGCACATCCTCGTATGTCCACGCATCTTCTTCCTCAGCTTTCAGGCTCATTGCTTCGCCCATCTGCTGGTAAATGTTTGATAGATCAGAATAGTCGGTAAGCTCGCTGGTCATCTGAAATGCCAGACCTTGCACACGAGTGAGTGCAGCTTGTTCTCTGATAAGCTGTACCCAACGCTGCATCTGCTCCATGTCAATTCGTACACACTCTGATTCACAGGTTTGTACACACGCCAAGAGCGTCTGCGATACGTCTGGATGCTGCGTATTTATCTCGACTATATCTATCTTACCCCTAGCCGTCCAATAGCCCTGAACAGCCGCAAAAGCGTCTCTCAGCTCAGGTCTGAACAAGTCAAGTTCAAGGTCTGGTATGATTTCATCCACAACGCCCGGCTTGCAGAGCATCAGCGCACCGATAAATACCGTTTGAACGTCCATTCTCATAGTCTAGGAAACTCCATCTCCGTACTTTGCTCGTACTGGTCATCCTGTTTCAATGCGTAAATGCCCTGCCACCCGGCATAGATGCTCTGGTCGAGAATGGCTTTCCAATCATGCCGATCAAACTTTTCCAGCTTGTTGCAGAGCATCTGTTTTGCCCGGTCTGTCATAGGCTTTTTGATTCTTGTACGCATCTGTGCGAACTCTCGCAGGGATTCCAGCAGGGCTTTATCGCCGTGAGCAAAGTCGGAAAAGATGTCAGGTTTTTTTTTGACTGCACTCTCCGGCAGGGTCTTGACGTTCATCTGACTGTCAGTTGATACAATGGGTTCATTGTCATCTGACTTTGAACTCATAGATGAGCTGACTTTCATCTCATTTATGACATGAGGATGAGATGACTTTCGTGTAGACCATCCTTTTGACGCAATATCGCTTCTTTTCCACTCTTCATCGAGCAGATGTTTAATCAAAATGAAACAAGATTCTGCTTTTTTTGAGTTCAAAGTTGCGTCTTTTTCTTCAAAAACGTATGCGCAGATTGCATCGTAGAGTTCCAACTTCTCTTTACTTTTCAGTGTGGAGATGGCTTCAAAGTAATATCGTTGGAATGTAAAGTTGTCTCGTTTTTTGTCCATGCTCAATCCTCTTTGTAGCGTTTGTTCCATGCTTCGACAGCATCCTCTGCCGTGTCAAACAGTGCGCCACCCATGCTTTGATTGTCTCCATCCGTGCAAAGGATACATTTGCCCCATCCTTCGTGATGCAAGTCATAAGAAAGCCCGCTCCACGGGTCTTGTTCGTACTCGCATCCCAAATGACCATGAAAGTTGCCTTCATCGTCACACACACCAATGTAAACTGCGTTCTTGCCGCAGAACGGGCATCTTTTAAGTTCTTCCATCTTTAATTCTCCTTAAAACAGGCACTCAGCGTCAGATTCACGTAGCCAGCCTTCGCCCGGAATGTTGACTATCTCATAATACTGCCGTGCAACGTAGATTGTTTTCTGCCCATCCTCAGCGATCAGACCGACAATCAGATAGTTGCCAGCAGCCATAAAGAACCAAGGGTTGCTCTTGTAGGTCTCACCCTTCATCCAGTTCTTCATCCTGTTTACGGCTTTTTCAATGTCATTGTCGGGACAGTCCGGGTTGTCGTATGCAAAGAAATCCTCAGGAAATTTAAGTTTTTTCATGTTCTTAACCTCACACCATCGGAAACGACATCCAATGCGTTACAATCACATCTTTCGGCAGTCTCTCGCCTATCTCATCCCAGAACTGACCGTCTGCGTAACAGCCAAGAAAATACGCTGTCGGCGAGAATCCTTGCAACATTTTTCCATCTTCATCACGCCACGTTGTCTTAGTCGCAAGCAACAAAGGCTGCGTCCGCTCTCGTGGCTGTTCGCTTGCCGGATGCCAGAGGGTGTTAGCCATCGCTCTTTCTCCTTTCAATCTCATTGCAAACCGCCTTGTAGAACGTATCCCACATCTCATAGTCGCCTCCCATGCCAAAGTCAAAATCAATCTTCTTGCGTCCTGCAATGTCACGTTCAAAGCAATCAAGGGTCTTGTCGGTCAGCTCTGGCAGAAGCGGTGTGATGTATCCGCATACAAAGCTTGGCATATATGAACGTCTGCCCAAGCAATAGCGCACAGCGCAGTTGCAAACCGCTCCAAAGTTATCATTAGTGGGGTCTACCATGCCTTTAGGTGCGTCTGACTTCAAATCGTTCACGCTGCATTGAAGGGCTTCTGCGAATTTTTCCAGCCGCGTTTCTTTCTTCACGCTACGCTTCTGCTTTTCAACGGCACTTACATACGCATTGGTTGTTCCAATTATCCTTGCAACATCTTTCTGCGTGATGCCAAGTTCAAGCCTACGCTTCCTGATTTTCTCTCCCGTTGTCATACTCTTCCTGTTCCTTTCTGATTTGCTGGCGTTCAATCTGCTTTAGTCTCGCCTTTGCCAGCTTGCGGTTGTCAGCCTTTCGGATAGCCCAGTTATTGCGGTGGTTTGCCCACGCTGCAAAATAATGGCTAAACTCGCTTTGGTCGTACCAGCCCTTGCCAATAAGCCCTTTATAGGTCTGCTGACGTTTCATCTTTCTTCTCCCATTCCTTGCATCCACGTTCATCCCACACGAAGTCTGCAACGTGTTCTGACTGGTCGTTCACGCACACACCCTCCGGCTCTGCGTACCATTTGCAAGAGCCACAGGACGGCTCGGATTTGTTCTTACAGGATTCTGCCGTGCATCGGATAGCCTTGCCAGCGGAGAACTGTTTGATGCCCATGCAAGAGCAATGTTCGGTGGTGCAGTAGAAGTTCATTCCTCTATCTCCTTCCATCCGATAAACTCGCATAAGCCAACAGTGTTGTTGGCGCAACGATGAATGAGGACTTTATCGCTTATTTTGAATTTTGCGATAAACCCAATTTTACTTTCTTCCATTTCGTTTTCAAACATCCAATCAACAATGTCTTTGTCGATTCTGACATCGCCTTCGTCCGTCATAGTCGCAAAGCACTGTTTGCATCTGTAAAGAGCACACTTTTTCATTATATCTGCCCTCTATTTCTCCTTCTGTTGGCATTGAACCGTCCGATCACTCGCTTATACTCCTCGTAGCACTCCGGGCACAGGTCGCCTGTGTCCCTGCGCCACGCCCAGCCATTGAAATATTCGTCAGGCTTCATCATTCTGCAACCCAGAACTGCTCCGCAGCGGTCGCATACTCGCTTGTGGTAGATTCCTCTGTCAGTTTGCATTAGTCGTCCTCCTCAAAACCCGGCGCTACCCTTGCAATATATTCAGTTTCGGAGCCTTCTGGAAATGCAAGTTTAAGGCTTCCACCAATCGGCTGATTATGCAAAGGGTATATGTCGAGACCGTTCATTGCGACTTTCGCCGCTTCTTTTTGAGTAGAAGCGTGAACAAGTAAATATCCACGTTCTCTCCATTCAACAGGCACTTTATACAATCCCATGTTAGTCATCCTCCCCAACATCCTTGAACAGGATTTCTTTGTCGGTTTTCCAGTCTTTGATTTTGCACGGAATGTCCGTGCCGGGCACGGTCTTTTTCAGCCCATCCATCTGCCAGATGTTCCATGAGATTGTTTCTGCAATGCAATCAAGAAATATAGGCATACAGCCGATTTCAAGCCGTTTTGCATCAAACCGATACCTAAAATTTTCAACCAGCGTCAGAAACAGATTGCACCTTGCCAGCAAGAGATTGTCTCCCTGCCACTCATAGCCGTATGTCGATGCGTAGGCGCTAATTGCCCAGCACATCCACATATCGTAGTCATGGAACTGCTCTGCCAGAACATTTAGCTTCCTATCCAGCAGACCGATTCTGTCCGGCACGGAAATCATCTGCCCTGTGGTGGTGTCGTATCTTCTTGTAAGAAACGGCGCTTCTCCACAGGTTACTTCAAGACAAGTCTTGTTGATATACTCCTTCCAGTCCTCGCCCTTCAGGTCGTTTTCGGCAACGTCTGCCATCTTCTTGCAAACCCATGTAGGAGTAAACACCTCTGCTTTCTTGCTGGTGCGCTTCTTTTGGTCTGCAAGCCGTTTTTGCACACGAGGGACAAGCTGAACTTTGTCCAGTTGCTCCAGCGTGATTTCATCCGCAAAGCCAACGCCAAGCTCAGGCGGCGGGTCTGTCGCCCATATGATGTTCTTGCCTGTCGTGTGGTCTTGCAAGAGGACAGGCAGGAACGTGCGTAAGCAAGGGTCGGAGAAGTCAATCAACGGGGTCAGGGGCGTATCCATTGGGGTTGTTTCATTCTTTGATTTCTTTCCCATTCCATTTCTCTCCAAAAGACGTTTATGCGCTTTTTTTGTTCAATTTGTGATAGCCGAAAGCCCTCTGACTGCCTACATTTTGTGATGCCAACAATGCGGCTTGCATAGTGCTTCTGACAGCAACGCTTGCCGGGAATTGGTGGTTCATCGCAATAGGCGCAAGTGCCAGATGTCCTTCTGTATTCCTTGCTGTTTCTCGCTCTCTTTTGAGCATCCTTTGTTCGACACTCGATACAAGAGCGATAACCTTTTGACATTGGGCGTTTCAGGCAAGTGGTACAAATTCCTTTCGCAGCTAGCCTTTTGCGCTTTTCACGTTGCCGCTCATTGCATTTTTGCAGATACGCAGCTTTCGTTTCGCCTGAAAGGTTTTCGTATGCTTGCGTGTGCCTTTCGAGGTCTTTTGTCAAACACTCCGCACACGATACTCTGCCCGGCATTGCATCGTTCTGACCGCAATGGATGCAGATGTAATGTTCTTTATACATCTGCCGTAACGCTTTGCTGCTCATTTCACTATTACATGCTCTGTCATGTAATCACCATAACAGTTGCACTTAAGCCATTTGTATTTTGACGAACCTTCCGCAAAATCGAACTTCCATTTTTGGATTCTTTTGATACGTCCACAAACCGTACATCGGACTTTGATTATTCGTTTGTCTTTGTAAGGCTCAAAGGATATTTCGGTGAGTTCGCATATAAGTTTTCCGTCTTTCGTAAAAAGAAATCCGTTCATTCCTCTTTTACCTCTCTGTACTCCACGTCAATCCCCTTCGGCAAAGCCGTCTGGTACTTCTGGGCAAGCTGTTCTGCGCTCTGGGCATCGCCCAACGGCTGTTCAGGCGGCGCAACGGTGACTTCCACGTTGTCACGCATACCAAAGTAGTTTTTGGCTCGGAAAATCCACTCTGCCGGGTTCTCCTGACCATACATACCGTTGTACGCCCACATGGACTGCATTTGCAGAATCAGCTTCAAGATGTACTTCTGCTGTAAGCTGTCGTCACGGCGCTTGCCTGTCATAATCTGTCTCAGGCTAGGCCATTCGATGCCAAGAACCAACGCAATCCATTCCACCACAGGGGAGATTCTGGCTTCGATGCAAGCGTCAAAGAAGAAGTCAAGGCGCTGCTGCACTTCGACCGGGTTGTTCATGTCCACGCTCGGAAGGTCGCCAAAATACTTGGCTGCGATCATGCCGACAACTTTCTTGTCCTCTTCGTCGCCGATTCTTGACTGCAAATCCCCTGTGTTCATCATCTTCAGCTTCTCGATAGCCAACGCCTGTTGCTCCTTTACCTTCTTACTGACCTGTGAACGGATGCTCTTGTTTTTGTTGAGGTTCTGCAACCGCTTCTTCTCACGCTCTTTTTCACGCTTCGCAGCGGCTTCTTCTTTCGCCTTTTGCGCCCGCTTCTCACGCTTTTTCTTTTCCGCTTCGGTCAGCGGCGGCCTGCCACGACCACGCTTCGGGGGTGTTGCCAAGAGTTATCACCTCTTTTGCTCTTTTTCTACTCTTTCAAAGAAAAATTCAATTTCCTTTTCGTTTTCAATTACATTTCCGTAAGCTACTCCAATTTTATAAATGTAATTATTTCTTAGTTTGCGTGGAATTTCATAAATGTATTTGCGGAATACCTCTAAGGAATTTGCACGTTTATAGTGATTGCACATTCGACAAGCTGGCATCAAATTTGAAATATCGTTTGCATTTTTGTTATCCGGTTCCCGTGCTCTTAAAGGTTTGAAGTGGTCTACCTGCATATCCTTATAAGAAATTTCCCTGCCACAATACGCACAGCGTCCATTATATTTCTGATACACAACCTCACGGATTTTCTTATTGATTGCCATGTATTAGACCTCCTTTGGTGGTTCAGGAAGATACGCCCAATGAGTTACATCTCCAAGCACAAAGCACTCGTTGTCTTGCCATAATCCTTCATAAGATAAAAATGCAATTTCAATGCCAAACTTTTCTCTTTTTACGAGAACTTCTTTGTCTTTTTCTGGTAAAACTTTCTTGGCATCAAACCATATATTGGCGGGCTCGGATTTTTCCAATACGTTGGCTAAATCTAAAAACACATCTCCAATGCTGCTTCTGATTTGTCCTTGTATGTATACGATTGGGTTTTTGTTATCCAAGAACGACTTTGCTTCATTCTTTTTGTTAATACCAACAGTTTTCCACGCCGCAATGATTGGATCAACATCAACCAGTTTCACACTCTCACCTCTTTATTTTCGTTTCGATTTTATCCAGCTCGGTTGCAATCCACCATACGGAGCAGCAGTTGCCCAACTGCCGCCACCAAGCGCACTTTTCTTTCTCGCAGATGCACCGACCAAGCGGATTGCTGGTCATCTTCATCGGGCAGTAAAGTTCGTTTTCCATTGGTTACTCTCTCTCAATATGTACCTTAGCTCTTTGAACGTTTTCTAAACCGGCAAAACTTTTGAACGAACCGTTTTTCAAATTTACAGCGTTATAAACCAGCGTAGCAAAATTTCCGTTTGTTATCGTAGTTGAAACGTTCTCTGTTTTCATGTAAAGTTCCGAATGATGATAAAACGCTTCCGCAACATCAATGTCGCTAAACGGCATTAGAATATCGTTTATTGATTTAATTTCCATACTTACCTCCCAAAAAACACAAACGCCCACTTCATCCATTCGGGGATGTCTGCGGAAAACAAGCCCTTATACATAAAGATGGAAAGTATGATAGACGAGACTGCCGTGGCTGCAATAAAAGCGATTACAACGCCTTGCAGAATCGCAATTTTTCTACGGCTTTTTTCCACACTCTTTTCAATGTCATATCTGTTCATGTTTTCACCTCCATTGCCAGCTGATTTGCACGGTTCATCATAGCTCCGTTGTCCATTTTGTTTGTCCTCCTACTTTTAGTCATAAACATATTTCACCCAATTATTTCGCAACCACTCGTCATCTGATTTTTCAATCGAACGGTCGCGCTTAAAGCCTGTTTTTTCTGCCAGTTTTCGGGAGCTTATGTTCTCTTTTTCAGCCCACCAAATGATAGGTTTATTGAGCTGATCTTTGTGTTTGTCATACCAAGCCAGCCCTCGTTTTACCGCATTCGTTGCATATCCTTTTCTACGATATTGCTCTCCTTTTCTGGTGGCAACAACGGCATTTAACCCGCTATCATATTCATTCAGCTCAAAAAATGCAATCGGGGTATCTCCGTACTTTTTTATGTATCGATATGCTACAAGCTTATACTCATCCGGAGTTTTATAAAGTTCATCCGAAGTCGAAAAGCCCATGTATTTTCGGTCTTCTTCGCTTAGCAAAGATACAATATGATCTACATCATGCTCAGATTTTACAGTTTTTTCAAATCGCCTTTTGTCCCGTATCTTTTTCTTTCCAGCAGCAGTCAAAGTACCGTCCGGTTTTTGGTAGCGACGCACACCCCACTTCATGTCCTTGATTGTCCGTTCAGACTGAACTACTACCGCCAGCAGGACTAGGCAGACCAGCCAGCTAGTTACAAATTCAAGCATTGTTAGCTCCACCTTTCTCTCAGCTCTTTTTCGACCTGTTCTGACTTTGCAGTGATGTAATCCGCAAACTCGTCAGGGGTCATGTCCTCGTTCTTGAACTGCCCAACCATCTCCCAGTATCTGTCACCAATTCGGATGATTTTCTGCACCTGTTCATCGGTCAGGTCTGCATCGCACCGAAGATTCTGAATCAGTGCGCCCCATGTGGCGGCAACGCCATCCAGAGCCATGCGAAAGCCGTACAACTGGTTCTGCCGTGCGATTTTGCGGAGGTTGGTCGGCTTGACTTGTTTGCCACACAAAGGGCAGTTTCCGAATTTATTCATCTGACTGCTCACTTTTTTTCTCCTTTCAGCCAGTCGTTCAGCTTTGCCATGCAAGAGGGGCAAAGGACAACGGTTTCATCTCTTATCGAGTAAATTCCTTTATCATCGCCAGCAAGACACTTTACAATAGAATTGCTTTCAAATTGGTCAAGTTCGTCATCAAACGGTGTCATGTATTTTACATCGTTGGAAAGCAGAAACGCTTCACCGCATCTATCGCAAACCATTTTCATTTTCACCACAACTCCCAACTAGCCTTGAGGTCTTTTCCGATTTCAACAGAAAGTTTCTTGATGATGATTCTTGCGTGTTCATACTGAGCTTTTACGCCGTATGAATAATCTGTGACAACCTTCTTCGGGCTTTCATTGCTTCTCATTTTCTTTCTAAGGTTTTCTTCGTTCTCCATAAGAAGTTCGCTTTGGTACAGCCACAGAAGCCTTACCAATTCTTGTTTTTCAGACAGTTGCATTTTCTTTCTCCAATCTTCTCAACAGTGCATCCACGTCATACCGCCAATGGACACGCAGCCTTTTTGCTTCGATCTCTATCCCCTCTTGCTCTGCCCACTGCCAAGGGATGCTCTTGCGGCTCTCATTGTATCGGAACGCCAGAACTTTGCTGGCAGGGATTGCGAAGGTGCGGTTGACTGCCCGGTAATTGACTATTACATGGGCGGTCTGACCGCTGTACCCCATTGCATCCACCATGTCCGTGATGTGCTTTTCCTTGCGGTATTTGCACTTTGCCTTGTCGTACTTGCCGAACACCTTTTCCAGAGGGATAGAGGGCGTTTCAATGGTTTTCAGCTCAAACAGGTGGTTCATCGGGTATCGGTACACAAGGAAATCGCAGATGTTGTCGATGGAGAAAGACAGGTTTTCGTTGCCGCCATAATAGGTGGCAGCACTGTCCTTCAGCCGATAGCACCACGCATCGGACGGGATGGATGCCTTGAAGTCCGCTTCAAACTGCTTGCCGGTGTTCATTCGTTGTCCTCGATTTTTTTGGCTTCTCTGATACGCAGTCGGGCAAGTTCGCTATTTGCATATCGCAGTTGCCAGCTACCAAACCAGCCTTTGTGAACAAGTTTTCCGGCGCAGTAAACAAACTCCTGCTTCATCAAGTCATCAAGCGAAATGATGTAACCGCCCGGCTTATACTTTCTTTTCACCCTTGTTCACCTCTAAATTCATGGAATATGAGTTGCCCTGTCAGCAGGCTTTTCCATTTCCTTCATAATCCGCTTGTGTTCTTCAGTAGTCATGTTGTTCGGAAAGAAACACCTGTCAACCATTTCAAACGGCTTAATATAATGGTCAAGAACATCTCGTGCTTCTTTTCGTGCCTTTTCAGCACACATCTCGATATATTCTTCTTCGGTCATGTTGTAATCGGTGACACAATCGACCACCGAAGAAAACCGACACAGCAAACCGTTAGGCTGTCTTGCAATAAAAGCTCCCATTTATCGTTCACCTCTAAATTCACTTCCGAGAAACCGCTTCTTGCCACGTTCCCGATGCTTGTCCTCGTAGTTGCGGTGGTACACGCTCTGGCTGTGGTTAAGCTCATGCACGAACGCCTTGCGCTCCTCAAAGTCTTTCTTCTCTGCCTTGTACTTCTCGCAAGTGTCGTGGCAAGCTGTGCAGCGTGATGTGCAGTTGAGACAACAGGTAATCGTCTTTCCAAACGCCCGTCCAGCCAGATAGCGCAGCTCTTATATAAGGTAGGCGGTCAAGACGAAGGAACTTCTTCGCATATAGTTTCGAGTTCTTCAACATCTGCTGGCTCAAAAACAAGAGATGCGCCTTCGCATTCATATTCCTTTGCTTCCCAGTCCACTTTGAATTTTTCAAAATCGTTCTTGTATCGAGGGAATAAATGCGTTTGCTCTGCGTAATAAACGCCCATCATAACTTTTTCATCATCTTCTGGATTCCAGCTTTCGAGATGATAGCTTTCGTGGTTGTCATATTCCCAAAGTGACAGTTCAACAATCAATCCAGAAAAAGCATCGTACATCTGTTGGAGACTTTCAAAATCCCGATAAACCAGCCCTTGCCCCTTGTGAGATTCTTTGATTTGTTCGATGCTTTTCCCGCCAGTTTTCAGGCGGCATCGAACTACTTTCGGACGGTAAAACATAGTGTTCCTTTCTCGCCTTTTGTCCCGGTAGCGTAACCGTTAGTTAAAAGGGAGATCAGAGCTGTCGTCAATCACAGAGAAATCGTCCGTGTTTCCATGAGAGTAATTTTGCGGTGCATCCTGCGCCCGATCGGCGGGTTTACTGTCAGACTTGCCACCGCAGAAGTCGACCTTGTTCGCCATGATTTCCGTTGCGGTGCGGTTGTTCCCCTGCTTGTCGGTATACTTCCGGGTCTGGATGCTACCAGTCACCAGAATCAAGCTACCCTTCTGGAACCACTTGGAAACGAACAGCGCCGTATTACCAAATGCGGTGCAGTTGAAGAAGTCGGTTTCCTTCTGACCGCCACTCTGACGGTCACAAGCAATGCTGAACGTGCAAACATCCTTCCCGGATTTCGTGACCTTAGCTTCGGGTGTGTGAACCAGACGTCCCTGAATTGCGATAGAGTTGAGCATTGTTTAGCCCTCCTTCGGCTGTTTCTGAGCACAGTCCCAACACAGGACGCGCCCAAAGCGTTTCTTCGTGCTTCTTGCAGTTTCCAGCGGAGTGACAGTGCGGTTGTTGTACTGAATAGGTTGCAACTGCTTTCCGCAGCAAGCGCATGGGGGGATGGTTTCCGCTTCCGTTTGCTTCTGTGCAGGCTTGCTTGCCCTGCTTGCGGTCTGCTTCTGGTATTCGTCCGTGTCAGCGTCTTTCGTATCGTCAATGCAGAACAAACCGTTCAAGGCGTACTTTCTGGCGTAGCTGCTTGCAGTGCCGGTAAGTTGGGAATCTGACATACCAGATTGCTGCTTTGGCTCTCTGGCGTATGCCGTGTTAGATATTTTGTCTCCGGTCTCCGAATCGTAGATTGTTGCAGTCGCTTTGATATAGTGGTACTCGCCACTCTGTACGGGCTCGTCTTCAAGAACAAGACAGGCTCCGTATTTCGCAAGGAGGGGTTTTACTGCTTCCAGAATGTCCTCGCAACTGCGGTAATTGTACTTACCAAAAGAATTGCGCTGGCTTTTTGGGGCTTTCAGCTCGCCTTGAATTTTGGAAAGCTTCACAAGTGTTTCCATATTTCTCCTTCCATAAAGCATCTTTTGCTTTCTTAGCTTCTTCTATGGTTTTGAATCGGTATGTTTTGCCGCTAAAGTGGAACGAATATCTGCGTTTCAAACCTTTCGTTGAACGGTCTTCGTAGATTCCGTACTCGCCAGTTAAAGTGTTTCTGGCCTGAACAGTATTTGCAACATTATCAGCTTGGGTTACGCAGCGAAGATTCTCAATCCTGTTGTCTGTCCTGATTCCATTGATATGATCGATTACTCCAATAGGCATTAGCCCATAATGAAGTGCGTACACAAGGCGGTGTGCTTTGTATTGTTTTCCTTTGATTTTTACAATCAAATAACCGTCTTTATCGTAGCTTCCTGCGCTGTTTTTCCTATCTTTTCTGTGTAACGTACCGTCAGAATCAACGTAAAACCATTTGCAAAGATACTCGACAAGTTCCTTATCGTTCATAAAATCGCCCTCCTTTCTTCGGCTTCATTAGGCTTCATTGTTATTACTTTGGCTTAATACGGCTGTATAGAAATCAACCAGCCATCAGTTCTGCCAACTGCGCACGGAGGTCTTTCAACTCTGCTTCCCTGTCCTCAATCTCGGACTGCAAGTCCTCGATCGCTGCCAGCCGGTCAGCTTCTTTCGCTTCTGCCATCTGTTCGTTGGTCATGAAATACACGCCGCCCTCCGGCTCTGTCACGCCACCGAATCTATCTAGGTTCACGCTCATCATTCTTTCTGGGCCGTCCTCTCTGTTTTCTGTGCTCTTGGATTTGAAGAGCTGAGTACCACTGGCTTGTGTCGATTTCAATGGTAGACCACCGGTAATCGCATTCTTTATTCAAGCAATGCTTTCTGCGAATAATGCAATCGTCCTCGTTTCTAGTGTCTACGGTCGTAACACTTTTCTGTCCGCACATCGGGCATTTCACTGAGCATCCCTCCACTCATTGGTGTGGTGGGCCACTCGCTTGATCTTACGGTTTTCGTGTTCAATACGCTCATTCTCCGCGCTAACGCCGATAATAGCGAGAATCAAAGCAGTAAAAAGCATTGAGACGGACAGTAGCGTATATCCAAGCATCCCCCAGCCATTGGAAGCGCCATTGATGGCATTTCCACATCCAAGTGCCGCAACGGCGATGGATATGCTTATAAAGCACAATACAGTGCCTTTAACAGTTTTCATTTCTTTTCACCTCTTTTAAGACAATATCAAATCCGCTTGGCTTGTTTTCACTAATGGCAATCTTTGCATTCAAGGCCTTTGCGATTTTTAGAAGCGTATCGACCCGAACGGAGCTTTTCTGCTTCTTTCGCTTGCCCAAGATGCTGTAAATCGTCGGCCTTGATACTCCCGATCTACGGCTAAGGTCGTTGATGTTGAAGTACCTGGCTTTCATTGCATCTTCCAGCGTCATGCTTTCTTACCTGTGCTGAAAACCCAGCATGTGGCCATCAAAGCGCTGATTCCGATAATGTACCAGGTCATTTTAGCTCCGACCAGAAGCTCGATATGATGCACCAGCCAGAAGTTTAGCAGGAACGCTGCTAGAACCAATGCCAGGACAATGCCCCAAATCAGGGCGATTTCTACGAATGCTTTCATTCTTGTCCTTTCTTTTATGAATGTGTTCCAGCCGGTCTTTCTCCCGGCTATGCCAGCGGATTTCACGCTGGCCGTAGTATTTACCGTTCATCAGGAGCCTTCACCTTTCCCTGTACAAGTAAAGTACTGTAATGGCCGTAGCTCATGCCGTATCGTTTTGCGGCATCGTTCATTTGTCGCACGGTATACTTTGGAGGCTCGTGCTTTTGAGGTCTCGCACGTTCTGGCTCCTGCACATCACAAGTAATTTTGAACTCACCAGATGCTTTTAGCTCATTCAGCTCTTTTTGCTTTTTGGCTTTGTACTTTTTGGTCAAAGCCTTGTTTGCATCTGCTGCACATTCAGGGTGATACTTCTGAGACCAGACCTTCCGAACCATTGGCTTCTTGCACCAAGCGCATAAAGTCGGTTCCGGCTTAGCCTTAATTCCTTTCTTTATAAGAGCCTGCCGTTCTCTGCGAACAATGATTTTACATTCTTCACAGTATTTCTTGCACGGATTTACAAGGCCAAGAAAGACACCGCAGCGCTCACAGTACTTTTCTTCCACGCTGCGTCTCTTCTTTCAACCTGGCTTCCCGATTGTGGCGTTCAAAGCACTGGTTGATGAATTTCTCCATCCACAGCACCTTGTTGGCATCGTTTCTGGATACGCCAGCTGCCATTGCCAGCTTTAATCTGCGCTTGCGGCTTTGCGCTTTACGAAATTTCATCACCAGCATTCACCAGCCTTATCTGTGATAAACTTCGGGACTTCCTTGCCTGTGGCAATGCACAGCGCAACTAGCTTTTCGACCCAGATGTTAAACAAGTTTTCTTTTGGCATATAGCACTGGCCAACAGAAGGCTCCTTAAAGCTTTTCCAGATCGTCAGGCCGACAGCGCCATCCGTGACCGTCCAGATCATACTGTAGCCTTCATTGCACAGGTTGCACAAAATGTCTTGTGCTCTGCTTTTGGCTTCGTGGACTTCAAAGAGATCCCAGCTCTTTTTGCTTTCCTCGTAGGCCTTTATCACCTCGTCAATGTCGTGGTGCGCTTCTTCCGGGTGCTCAAGGTCAACCTCAACCTCTAAGGTGATGAACCGTTTCATACCACTCATTTCCCCTTTCTTTCCTTCAACAGCTCTTCCAGAGCTTCTTTCACCTTAGCTTCCGCATTTTTAGGCTCACGCTTACCGTTCAGGATTTTTCCCAAGTATTCCGGTGCGCATCCCATTTTTGCAGCAAGCTCTCTGATTTCGATGCTGTTAACGTGAAGCGTTCCCACAACATCGCCTGTCCACTTAGGAAGCAAATTTTTTCTCCTTTCTTGTTCTAGTACTTGAACTTTTTGAAAGAATATGATAATATTATGGTGTCAAGCAAAAACATTATCGAACGTTCTTCTATTTGTTCAAAGTCTTTAATTTGTTCTACCGATTGAACCCGGTAGCCTTATTAAAGCACAAGTAGTAGAACTTTTCAAGTGTTTTTGTTCAAGTGGTAGAACTTTGTCATCTTGTACAAACGCTGGAGGTATGTTTTGTGTTTTTTGATAATTTCGTAAGGCTATGTGAGCAAAAGGGAGTAAAGCCATCTCGTGCTTTGACTGAAGCTGGCGTTCCGAAATCTGCTTATAGCTATTGGAGAACCGAAGCAAATGCAGGGAACGATGCAAAGCCGACCAATCAGAATGCAGTTAAATTGGCGCAGTACTTTGGCGTTACTGTAGACTACCTTCTCACTGGCGACCAAAAAGAAAACCCGCCCCAGCAGCCGCAAAGTGAAGTCGTTGCAGCAGTGGAGCGGATTAGAAAAAAGCTTGAATCTATGCCGACAGCGCAGCGTGAAGCGCTGATGAATCTGATCGAGAAGATGTGAGGCAAGCCCGTGTATTACTTGTTGTGCGGCTGTGCCTTTTGCTTTTGGTTCATGCAGGCCTTGTTAAAAGGCAACGACCGTGTGCTATATGGCAACAGCAGAAAATATCGTTACCGTAGAAACCGAAAAAAGAAGTGGTTCTGACCCGGTAAAATAAAAACCCCTTGTGCCGGGCTGGTGTAGCTCTGTGCAAGGGGTTTTCTGTTATTCCAGGTCTAAAGCTTGCTCCGCTGCCGGAATCTTATCAGGGTGTTCCAACAGCCATGCGATAAATCGGTCAATCTTAGCTCTTTCTTGTTCACTCATTGTGGCATATCCTCCCGATCGGTAAGTTCGGATGTTCATTTGATACGATTATACACCTTTCTGTTGTACAGTCAATATCATTTTAACAACTTTGCTGAGGTTAAATGATTTTTCCATCCGTTACTTTGTATCAGGGAAACCAAAAATTGCAATGACAATGATTAAGAGCCACATTAAGTTTAAGTTACCCTTTGCTTTGTAACATTCCGTTGAGCATGGAACGAAAGGGGTTATCCGGTAAATCGTCCAGCACATCTGCTTTGACGAGAGCGTTTGTGCTGATGCTGTGCGAAACATTGTTTAGCTGCACAATGGCATCGTCTAAGTCTTTTACGGTTGCCCCACGCCGTTCCATTGACTGGAGGAAGGTTTTCACTTCTTCAAAAACGACAGGGTTCTCGGCTTTATAGAATCCATTCGTAAAGTCCATCTTCTTCTCCTTTCACAGTTCCACAAGCTGTCCGTCAATGCGTTCGATGTTATCTGCCGGGTCGCGTCCATCGTCTAAGGCGGCTACGGCACGTTCTAGGATGCCTTTCGCTTCGAGGTAAGCATCTTTATCAGCTTCGTACCCAGAAAGGCTCAGGACAAGCTCCAGCGTCCGTCTACGAGCGTATGGAATAATCAGAGCATCTACGGTTCGGTTCATTAACTTTCCTCCCACGGTTCAGGTGTGTGTGGTTTCCCATCGGGAACGCTGGCAGGCATTCCATCGATGATCGGCATACGTTCATGGTTCCAGATTACAGTTTCTTTCATTTTGTGTTTCCTTTCTATTTGGAATTTTTTGACAATACAGTTATAACACAGGCTGCTGTTGGTTCTCCATAGCAGCTTTTTCCATTTTTTGGCTTGTCGAATCCGGCATTTTTGCAGAATTTTGTTGAAAGGGCGTGAATTTATGGATGAATATTTGGGAAGAACGGCCAAAGCATTAGAGATGGCACGGATGCGTTCTGGCTTGAGTCAGCAGAAATTGGCGGCACGGATGGGTGTGAATCGTGGCACGATTGCCAACTGGGAGCAAGGTCTGGCAGCTATTTCCCTGCCAATGGCTATGCGCTGGTTCACCTGCTGCGGCGTATCGGTGGCTCGATACATGGACGCTTGCATTCATCCGGGGCTGCTGGAACATCTTGAAGATGACCTTTCCGACATGGAGAAACGGCAGATTCTCATAGATGCCATGATGGAGTGTTCTTCCTACGAGATAGATGCCTTGTTGTATATGCGGTACGGAGATCACGGTTCAGACCACATCGGTGTGCTGACAGAGATTCTGGCAAACCTCCACACGCCGTTGAAGGACAGGGTCTCTGTCTGCCGGATGATATCGGGCAGCTATGAGATAGCACAGGCTACCGGAACAGACCCAGACCCGAACGGAACCGCCCCGAAGATGGAAATTCTCTATCAGGCGCAAGATGCCGGGACTGAAGCTGCTATGAAGTCCAATGATTCTTATACCGTGAATCCGAATAATATAAGCGGCTGATTGTCGAATTATCGCAGTTTTTGAAGAACATTTTGTCCACGTTCATCCACTTTTTGTTCACGTTTCATGCAGATTAGGTATACCTTTACCTTGTCAATCCGTCCCCCATAGGTTGTAAATCGACAACATTCGCACGGAATAAATAACGAATTATCGTTAATCTGCTGCTTGTGCTTGAATAGTTTGTCAATTTGTCCCCCATTGTGCAGATTAGGTATACCTTTCTGTTTCACTTCTTGTTCACCTGTCCACAATCTGTACACGTTTAATGCATCTAACTGTTAATGATGTTTTTTTCGGTTTACTCTAAACTTGTATTTATTGGATTTGAACATTGTCGTTTTCAACAAGATTTGAAAATTCAAGGCGTGTGTGTTGAAAAGTGTCTGCTTCTTTTCTATTTAGTAGAAGTTATTTGCCTATCTTGTTTAGTATCTTGTTTAATATATGTAAGGAGGTATACCAAATCTGCACGAAGGTATACTAAAACTGCATAAAGGTATACAAAATCTGCGCAGACAGGTATACCAAATCTGCATGATGGTAGAAATGCGCTATTGATAATTCAACCGTGTTGTGATATACTGATATCAACAAGTGGAAGGGATGTGAAAGATTGGGAGATTTGTCGATGAACAACCTCGTTGAGAAGAGCAAGGCTCTTGTATGGGCGAAATTCAGGGATTATACCGCTGGCGAGCTTCGGCTTTTAGAAGTCTATCTGTCAAGAATTAACCCTCGTGACCCTGAAAGCGCAACTGTTCAGTTCACGCTAAAAGAATACTGCGATTTTTTAGGTATCCGTTTGAACAGTAAGGATTTAAAGCAGCAGCTCAGGCATTTTATTGAAAACACTGTAGCTGTTCCGCTTGAAGGTAAAGACGAATATACGCTGTACACATTGTTTGCTATGGCGCAGATTCGATTTGACCCTGAGTGTTTTACATACATGGTCTCGATCAGATGCAACCCTCTGTTGCAACCAGTGTTCTTTGATATTGCGGAAAAAGGCTATGTCCGATACCGTTTGCGGTACACGGCGAGCATGAAATCGCAGTATAGCATTTTGCTTTACTCCATGCTTCGGGATTGGATGAACATGGGGTCAAAGGGACATGAAATCAGCGTCAAGAAGCTAAAAGAACAGCTTGGCGCAACAGCAAATAGCTACGACCAGTTTAAGTTCTTCAGAGTAAAGGTCTTGGACGTTGCCGTTGCTGAAATTAATGACATCTCTGATATTTCAGTGTCGTACAAAAAGCGGATGGTTGGGCATAAGACGGTATCAATTATTTTTGACGTAAAGATGAAGCGCTCTGAGCCCATCATAGATGCCGAATCTAGCGAGATTGAGACAACGCCTTTAAGAGATGCTTCCGAAAGCGAAAAACCAGTCAAAAGCCCTAGAAATGGCGCATACGAAGATATTGACTGGGAAAGCCTGATTCCTGGCGTTGATGAAAAACAGTGTGCAAGTATAGCAAGGTCTGTGGCAAGGCGGTTGAAGTCTGAATATCCGAATATTCGTAAAGAAAAGAAGAAAGCTGCCGTTATAAATATTGTGCAGAACGCATACGAGATGGCTGTGAAAGGCAAGCTAGATGTTGAAGTGCCGGAAGCGTATCTTCGGACAGTTATCAAGGATTCGCAGTTAAGTAAGTTTGCGACATTCGGATTTGATTATATTGAGTAAAGAAAGAGTGATAAAATGGCAAAAATTATAGCTGTCGCCAACCAGAAGGGCGGCACAGGAAAGACCACCACAAGCACCTGTCTGGCTGGCGCGTTGCAGCTGCTTGGCAAGAAGGTGTTTCTGGTGGATTGCGATGCCCAGTGCAACGCAACGGACACCTACGGCGCGCAGACAGAGGATGTTTGTACCCTGTTCGATGTAATGACCCGGCAGGGAACGGTAGAAGAAGGAATCCAGCACTGCGAAGCCGGTGACATTCTGCCGTCAGACAACGCATTGAAAGACATTGACGAGCAGCTTGTCCGGGACATTGGTAAGAACTTTCGGCTGCGTGAAGCGCTGGAATCCGTGTCTGAACGGTACGATTACATTGTTTTGGACACTCCCCCGCAGCTCGGCCTTGCACTTGTAAACGCTCTGATCGCCGCCAACAGCATCATCGTGCCTATTACAGCAGACCGATATGCGCTTGCCGGATTGAGCCAACTTTCGCAGACCATTGGCGATGTTCGCAGATATTTCAACCCGACCTTGAAGATTGAAGGGCTCCTTCTGAACCAGTACAAGAGCCGTGAAAACCTGTCTAAAGAGGTCGTAGAGCAGCTCCCTGTGATTGCACAAAGCATGGGAACAAAGCTGCTTGACGTGAAGATTAGACCGTCTATGGGCGTCCGTAAGGCGCAGGCAGAGCGGCACAGCCTGTTTAGCGGTGATACGGCAAAGAGTACCAGCGCAGAGGACTTCAAGGCGTTGGCAGAGATGATTGTGGAGGGAAAATAAAATTGGCTAAAAAGAAAACTGAAAATGTTGTACGTCCAATTGCACATTGGGAACAAGTAAATTACAGCTATGTGGACTTAGACAACGGCGGCGTTCAGGTAAAAGTGGCCGGTATTGGTTGTTCAAACTGCATGGCGAAGTTTAGGAAAAATTTTATGTGGGCAATCAATTTCTGCCCTAATTGCGGAGCACGAATGGAGGCTGTAGAAGAATGAAATCAACCAGCAAAAAATCATCTGGCTTGCTTGGCGGGTTTGATTTCCAGCCTATTTTTTCAGAACAGACATTAAGCCGAAGTGAGCCAAAGGAAGAAGAAGTAAGCCAAACAAAGCCGAATAATGCCGAGCAAGCACAGATTAAGCCCAGTGAAGCCACAGACAGCCATGCACAGCCTAATGAAGTACAGTTAAGCAGTATTAAGCCGAAGCAAGCCAAAGACAGCAGAAGACAGCCAAATGATGCCGTGTTAGGCGAAGGTAAGCCGAAGAAACTGAAACAGGCGAAGGAAGTTCAGCGTCTTATCGAACAAGGCGATGTTCCCGGCGCACTAGTTGAAGCTGGCTTGGCAAAGAAAAAAATCCCGATGCCGGAATCGCATCAGGGTGTTGCAAGCGGTGACGGCAAGCGTTCTAAGCGCATTACCATCCTTATGAGCGAGGAAGAACGCAAGTACATCAACCGTGAAGCCAGACGGCACGGAATGACCATCGGACAGTTCGTGTACGCTCTGGCAGTTGCGGCGGCAGATGGAAAGATTGAACTGGAAGATTTTTTGGAGGATTGAGGTGTGTCGTGAAACACGATATGCCAGAAAAATATATCTTCCAGCATTAGGCGTTGACTTTTGTACGGACATATAGTACAATGTTTGTACGGACAAAAAGTGAGGTGTTGGTATGTGTCCGCGTTTGGGTCGCCCTACTGATAGCAAAAAGACTGAACGGTTTGAGGTTCGATTGACCCCAGAGGAAATGAAAGAAGTGCAGGAATGTGCTGAAAAAATGGGGATAACGAAAACGGAAGTTGTTAAACGTGGGATTCAGCTTGTTGCTGAAAAGGCGAGTGAAGAATAAAAAATAAGGCATTGACTGCTCCCTGCAAAAGAATAGTCAACGCCTTATTCAACACCAGAGATTGCTCTCGGATAAATCCATTATATCATCCGAAGCGACCTCTTACAAGCCGTTTTCGGGTAAAGCCAATGAACATTCCAGCAACAAAAGAAGAAATTCTTGAAAACTTCAAGAAAAACAACAATGGTCGTCCGCTCAATAAGGATGATTATGAGATTGCAGAAGCATTATCTCGAATCACTTACAAGGCGTATGAGGTCGGCATGGAAGATGCCAAACAGTTGAATATGGAGGATATGATGGATAACAGAAACGCGCTTCAAATCTTTAAGAACGAAGAGTTTGGCTCAATCAGAACGTTCGTGAAAAACGGAGAGTACTGGTTTGTCGGCAGGGATGTATGTAATGCTTTTCAGGACAAGAACCCTAATAGAAGCATCGGGCGGATTGATGACTGCGATAAGCGTTCCTTGAAAATCAAAGATTCTCTTGGTCGTGAGCAAACAGTGACTGTTATCAACGAATCCGGGTTATACGCTCTTCTTTTTTCAATGCAACCGCAAAAAGCGCATAATCATGGGGTGTCAGATGAGTACCCCATCGAAATCAAGGAAAGGATTGAGAAGCTTCGCCGTTTTAAGAGATGGGTAACGCATGATGTGCTTCCAACGCTTCGCAAGACTGGTTCTTACAGTATGAGCTTTCAGGAGAACAAGCCTGATACGCAGAACGATGCAATCTTGCAAGTGCTGATGAAGAACACGGAAGTACTGCAAGCCATCGTACAGCAAAACCAGCAGATTATGATTGCGCTTACTAACCTGTCCGTCAACGATGCAAAGCGAACGATGGAGATTCAGCCTTACACTTCCCATCAAGGGCAGAAAGGTGACGGCAAACGCAGTAAGCGAATCACAATCCTTATGAGCGACAGCGAGCGGACGTTCGTTACGAGAGAAGCACGCAAGCACGGATTCACGGCAGGGGAGTACATCTATAACCTGTCCGTTGCAGCATCGAAAGACCAAATTGACTTAGGCTGAGTTGGCGGCTGGATTTTCAGCCGTCAATTATCAAAGCCCAAAAGTTGGCTCTGTTCATAACTGAATTTTCAGCTCTGATAGTAAATAAAGAGGGGGTCTGCCCAATTTTGGGCGCACCCCCTCTTTTGTTTTACTTATCAGCAATGCAATCCCAGTAGAGATATGCCTTGCCGTCTGCGGCATCTGCGTCCTCAAGGAACGCCTTTGCCATGTCAGCGTAGAAGCCCGGAGTATCAACAGACTGGCGCTTTGCGACCTGACAATAATCCGAGTACATCATGTTCATGACAGCCCAGAAATCGTTCGGGTCACAGGTGATGTTGCGCTGTTTTGCAACATCCTGTGTCTGTTCCAGCGTCCAGTGACAGCCCTTTGTGCCGTCAGCGTTCACCATGCTGTCGCACCATTCCTCTGCTTCATCGTGGGTGAGGTGCTTGCGCGGCATCTTGATGGAGCGGCTGTCCGCACCGCCATGTTCATACTGCCCAGCCCGCTTGTCCCAGTCTCCGTTCTGCGAAAAGCCAATCTGAGGCATCTTGTGCCCATACTCTACGTCAGGGTAGCGGGGGATAGGGTAGGGGTCGATGTAGCGGTTTTCCTCCTGCGGATAGTAAGGATAGCGGTCGTTGCCATTTTCCAGCTTGCGCAGACGGCGTTCCAGATCACGCTCCCTGCGGTCACGCTCTTCCTCAAGGCGGTCACGCTCCGGCTCACGGTTTTTGTCGTGGTCACGAAGCATCATCATGCGGCGAAAATTAGTCTTGCCCATAATCTATACCTCCTCAGGAAATGGACGCAGGCGCACCGGCGTGGGAGCGGCAGAAGCAGCCAAGATACTTAAACGTACCGGTGCCGGTTGCAGATGTTGCCACACGGGTAGCGTAGCGAGTGCGGGTGTGGATGCTTTCAGCGGTCGCCTGAGCGCAGTTGCAATCGGTAAGAGGGTATGCGGTCGTGCCTGCACCTATGGTAATAACCACAGGGGCGTTGATGGTGGTCGTGTCCGGCAAGCTCTGGGCAACCACGATGCAATACTTTTCTCCGTTCTGGTATGCGCCAGCAGGGATGTTGATGGTCAGAGTATCGTCGGCAAACGTGACTGCCTGACTGATAACCAAGTGCGGGCAGAGTTTGCAGCTTGTTTTGCAAGCCATAGTATTTTCCTCCTAAAAAATCAGGGGCAGAGGTGTCTTACCCCTGCCCCGATGGTTCACCCGGTGTTATCGGGGAGTGTGTTGGTTAGCAGCAGCCGCAGCAGTTCACGCCCACGTTGGGGTTTGCTACCTGATAAGCGGGAATCGGACGGGGATTGACCCGGTTCAGGATGGTATCGGTCTGCTGGGACATCACGGTGGTCAGAAGCGCATTCTGACGATCCTGAGAAGCGGCAAACTTCAAGTTCTGGTTCTCAGCGGTCAGAGTGGCAATCTTATCCTGCGTGAAGTAGTCCATCATGCTGCGGAAGTTGGCGTTGCAGTTGTCCACGATGGCGCGGGCGTTGTCTGCGATAGCCTGACGGGTAGCGCAGTCCTGCTGTGCAATGGTATACTTCAGGTCGCCGATGAGCTGCTTGTTCTCGCAGCAGCAAGATGCCAGCTGCGTCTGGATAGCGGTCTGACCCGCCTGCCGTGCGTTGCCCTCCTGCATGATGGCAAGGCTAATGGTGTTGTCGCCGTTGGACACGCTGCGTTCCAGACCGTTCACGAGCTGTGCGTTCTGGTAGCCGAGCTGACAGATCGCCTGATTAGTACCAGCAAAGCCGCCCGCAATGGCAGCGTTGAGGTTGTTCATCTGTGCGAGCTGGTCATAGCCCAGAGAGCAGATGCCGCTCTGGATGCCTGCCAGAGAACGGGAAGTGTCCTGCTGGTAGAAGCCCTCAGACAAAGCCGCACGAGTATCTGCGCCGCCCTGACCGGTTGCACCGGTGCCCACCAGATAGGGGATATAGCTGTTCATGCCGTTGTCACCGCCGTTCCGACCGTAGCCGTTTGTGCCCCAGCCGAAGATGATAGCGAGGATGATAACCGCCCACAGACCTTCGTTGCCGAAGAAGCCGCCGTTGTTATTACCGCCGTCCTGCCCAGCCAGATAGCCAGTTGCAAAATCGTCCATAACAAAACTCCTTTCAGTTTTGCGTTATGCTATCCCACCACCGTATGCGATGGGCGAAGCCAAACAAGTGCGGTTTTTGTCAAGTCCGCTAAACTGAGAAGCGTTTCGCTTAGAGGGATGCGTTATTCAGCATTATCTTCATTTGGATTTCGAGCAAGCCAAAAGATGATGGCGAGAAGCATTAGCCCCGATTTGTCATTTCCGTCAAAGATATTTTTTTCGAAGTTTTTTTCAATATTTTCTTCAGGGGAAACAGATTTTGATTCTTCCATACAAGCCACCGTTATTTGGGCAGCGTCAGGTTCAGGACACTTGCCAGCTGGTTCAGGTCGATGCCACGCTCTTTGGCGAGGTTCTGTGCCATCGTTCGGAGTTGTGTTTCGTTCTTGCCCTGAATCAGGTTCAAGCCCTGCATGATAGGGGCATTCTGCCCGCTCAACTGCTGGATAAGCCCCATCGGGTTCTGCCCGGCACGAGCCAGATTTGCAAGCTGCATGATGGGGCTATGCGTAATCATGTCAAACGGAGAGGACATTGTTATTCTCCTTTCTTCGCAGCGGCAGCGGGCTTTGAAAAGCTTTTCTGCCACTTTTCCAGTTCATCCAGCCTGTGGACAAGGGCGTTATACTCCTCAATAGGCACATACTGCTGTGTCGGTGCAGCGGTCTGCTGTGCCTGTTGCGCCTGTATCTGCCGCCACGCTTCCGGGCTGTAGAACTCCTGCACATAGGATTCGCAGGTGTCAGGGTTCAGCCGCTTGCAGTAGATCACGCCGCTCCGCAGGTCAGGGCAGTAGGTCGGTCTGCCGTACAGGTCAGACGGTATTGCCAAAAATTCTTCCCTGCTAGAAACAGGTCTGCCAAGCAACCAGCCGCCGTCCTGTGCCGACTGCTGAACAGGCTGCTGCCCATTCATCGGCTGCGGACGCTGCTGCTGCATCTGCTGTACTTGCGTGTTTGGCAGGGGAGCGGCAAGCCCTACCGTTCCCATGCCGCCGTAAGGATTGACGGGCTGCTGCGGAACATAGGGCGCTCCGGGTGTCGGATAATAGCTCATGGTTCATCCCTCCTATTGCACCCAGTGTACCGCATCGGTAGAAAACGAAGGACAACGAAGGTACAACGAAGGACAAAAAATAGCTTGCTTAAACCTTGATTAAATCTTGCTTAAAGTTTGATTATTTTAAGCAAAAAGAAAAGCGCCCACACGGAAAAAATCCGTATGAGCGCTTAACTGTAAGGATGCACACTCTGGAGTGCAATGCTAAGATATCACATCATCCAATATATGGCAATGCCTTCGACAAAACTAGTGCGAATAAAACAAAATCCACCAGCCTAAAGCTGATGGATTATAAGTGAGCGAGTAATCGCCCTGCCACCGAAGCGGCAAAATTGCGTCTCCCGCATGGTACGCACTGCAAGTAGGCGGGCGGGAGACTAATCGGCACCTATCTGGCAACCGCTTTTTTCATTCCCAGATAAAGCACTGGGCTAGCTGGCAGATATCCACCCTAATGTGCTTCTTCGAGAGGCCGGGTGGATTTGTTAAGATAATTATACCACAATTCATGCAAAAAGAAAAGCGGCAAGCTCTGGAATAGCCTGCCGCTTTGTTGCGTTTGTAGAATCAGCCTTAAACATGCGTCCTACATACACTCAGATCGTAAAAATATTATATCACACATCCAGCATTTTATCAATGCCTTTCAGCCGGTAGCCTACCGCCGTCCGGCTGTAATGTGTCTGTGCTGCAATGTCCGGCAACGGGAGCCGCTCAACGTACCGCAGTAAGGCTATCTTACGGTCTACCCTCCCAAGCGGTGCGCTTTTGATGGCGGCGGTCATTTGCTGTCGGTCAAGCCCTTGCAGCGCAGCGGGCAGCACCACACGAGCCGCCGCCACAGGCAGAACCGAGCCAAAAGGGCTGCGGCAGCTGTCCGGCGTTGCGCACCATATTGCCAATGACGGCAAAATGGTATGTTTTCGTGAGGTCACGAAAACGTCCACAGACCATTTTCGTGATGCGCCGAAAACGCTCTTGTGTGGCGTACATTTTGCCGGAGTTGGCAAAATGGTCGTATGTAGTGCTGCTCATGGTATTACTCCTTACTATCCAAAACAGTTACTGCGTACACGCGGAGGTTTTCCAGCTTTTCGATGACGGCATTATAAGTCGCCTCCGTTGCGATGTGTGCGATGCGCTCCAACTCGTTGCTCTCTTTTGATGCAGCGATGATTTCATCCGCAGATACGCGTTTCATGGCTTCAATCAAATCGAGCAATTCTTCGATATTTACTGCTTTCATAGTATTACTCCTTACTCAGGGCTGCCTTTGCCCGGTCAAAGAAAAACTGAATCACGGTGCCGATAGTCTCATCGGTGATGGCCCACGAGATGAATTTGCCCCACTTGCTGGCGCTGAGGGCCATGCGGAGCATCTGCGCCACCCACGCCTTGCGCTCTGCGCCTTTTTTGGTGCCCTGGATATCCTTTTCTGCCTGCTCGATAAGCTGGAGCACGGTGCCCTTGACGGCAGCACCATAGCCCAGCCGGATACAGCCCAGTGCGTAGAAGATGAACCCGCCCAGCATGAGCACGAGGGCCACAGGGGCGGGAAGTGCGGTCAAAAGGTTATTGATTGTTGCCATGTATTACTCTCCTCTCTCTTTTTCAAGGTCTGCAATGCGGTGGTTTGCCACCTTCATCTGCTCTTCAAGCACCGGGATGCGCTGGGCGAAATTGTTGTGTGTCCGGACTTCCCGGGTCAGCTCTTCCAGCTTGGTTTCGGTCACAGCCTGCTGCTTGTCCAGTTTGGCATCCATGCTCTGGGCGGTGTGGTTGTTAGAGACGACCACGCCGATCAGGCTCAGACCGCCGGTGATAATGGCTACGATGATTGCTTCGCTCATGCGCCCTCCCGAAGACGGGTCAGGCCCTTCTTGCGGATGATACGGGGGTAGTTGAGGGTGGTCACGTTAAGGTCAACGTTGCCGGAGATGCCCGGCACGCGGCCCTTGCTGGTGTGCTGGTGGGCGTTGTAGTGGTATCCAACGGCGGGAGTGTGTCCGGTTGTATCGGACAGCCAGACATCCCAACGGCTTGCCAAGCGGCCCATATCCAGCTCCATGTTGGAGTAGTGGGTGTAGGTGTACAGCTGGGCGTAAAAGCCCATCTTTTCCACCTGTTCTAGCGCATAGGCGGTGAGGTTGGTGAGGTCGAGGGTGCTCATGGGCTTGAGCTTGTTTTCCTCCACGTCCACCGCAAGGGGCATGGTCAGCTCCTTGCCGTAGACCGCCTGCCGCAAAAGGGCAAGCTCTGCATCGGCCATCGCTTCGCTGGTGGCGTAGGTGTAGTAGTACACGCCCACGTCCAGCCCGGCAGCCCGGGCGTTGCGGTAGTTGGTCTCAAAGGTCGGGTCGATGTACAAGCCGTCTGCCCGCTTAGAGAGCTTTTTGTTGGTGGAGACGGTCTTGAGCATGGCCCCCTTGTAGCCAGCCGCCGCCACCTGTGCCCAGTCAATCGCACCCTGATAGCGGCTCACGTCGATGTACCGGTAAGGCAGCTCCCCTGCCCACCCGGTCACGGTGTCCACAGTGGGCACGTCCGGTGCAGGGGCAGGCTCTTCCTTGTCGGCGCTGTCACCGGCAGCGCGGGAGAGGGCAGAAAAGATCTCCCGCAGGAAATCAAGCATTACTTTCCACCTCATAAAATCCCTCCTCCGTCAGCTTTTTCATCACGGCATCCTTGTACCGGTCAGGTACGTTGTCGATGGTAAAAGCGCCGTCAAAGCGGTGCAGCTTAATTTGGGTCACATAGAACAGAACCATAGTATCCTCCTTACTGTGCGGCCAGCAGGTCAAGCATAGCCGCTTCCAGAGCGGCAAGGCGCTCTTCTGCGGTGGGCAGCTGTGCCTTTTCCTCTGCTTCCTTGCGGGCCTTTTCCTGTGCAGCAAGCTCTTCGGCGGTGTACAGCACATACCGCTGCACTTCCACCTCTTCGTCATAGGCTTCCTTTGCGGCCACGCCGGGCACGTCCACCACCTTCCAGCGGTCACGACCCCCGTTTGGGTATGTCTTGTACTCGTAGTGGCTGACCTCTTCCACGCCCGCCACAGCATCGTGGTGGACAGTCCGGGTCTCCTGCTTGAGGTAGCCTTTCGTCAGGTCGGGGCTTGCGATTTCTACGCCGTTACTGTCAATAATTTTCATGTGTGCTCCTTTCGGTTATGCTACTCTGCGCCAGATATACACGGCGATGTATGGGGGTAGGTTGTTGTGAGGTGAGTTAGAGCCAAAAGACATTATTATTTGCCGAGCACAACCCGATTCATCTATTTTATTGTTCGGTCGGAAACCCCCAATAGACATTTGGCCAAAACTAAATACACCATATGCTCCAGTTACAATACCCTGACTATTTCCGTCTGATTGAAAGTCAAAACGACCAGTTACATTTGGCAGTTCACTTTCAGTCAGAGCGTGCTCCGCTTCGCCGCCCGTACTCCCTGCCGCATAGGTATCACCCGCAGCCAGGATAAAACGGTCTTTGATCTGCTCCCACGTCCCGCCGTAAAGCTCTGCCGGGCTGGTAGCGTTTTCGCTGATGTACAGGCTGCCCACGGGGTGGTCTCGCTCGACTACCGCCGCAAGGACTTGCTGATAGATAGCATAGGCATCAGGGCCAATGCCGTTTTTGAGTTCTCCTAGTGCCATTGTTTCTCCTTTCAGTTATGCCACTCTGCGCCAGGTGTACACGGAGTAGTAGGGAGGTAAAATGTTAAGCGGTGTTCCGTTACCTAGTGGGTCTGTTCTACCGGTGCGTGAAAAATTGTCAACGCTTCCATTACTGCCTCCAGAAGGCGTTATCGTGTCATACGCACTTCCTGTAGAACCTCCGGGACGAATCGTCTGTATGGGTATTCTTACATTAGGAAGGTTCGTTTGCTTGATGGAAATAGTTGCGCTTCCACCCGTACTCCCTGCCGGGTAGGTATCGCTTGCGCCCATGATAAAGCGGCCCTCAATGCGTTCCCATGTGCCGCCGCCAAAAGTTACAGCCGGGTTTTCAGGGCTGATGGTCTGATAGATACTGCCTACAGGATGTGCCGCAAGCAGGAAGTTGGAATAGATGGAGCCGTCACCATAGAATTGGCCGCCATACTTGATGGGATACCACCGGGCAGAAATTTCCGCAGTCGGAATGTTGTGTGCACGGATACGGATAGCTCCGGTTCGAGTTTCTGGGTTTACAAGCATAGCTTTACCGGCTACGTCTGCGCTTGCAGGGTCGATACTGACAGATACCACAGTCGTGGACGTAACGTCTGCTGTAATATCAATGTAATGCGGGTACTCTGCAACTTCTGTGTCTGTCTGCCACCCCGTAATTGGAATAAATAGATCATGTGGAACGACGGAGTCTGCTTTGCCCGCCAGCGCATCGCCGGTAGCCTTTGCGTCGGCAGGGGCGTTTTCAATGCTCAGGGTCTTATCGGTATTTGCTTTGGCCCCGGCCTCTTCCGAATATTTTTTTGCATTGGCTTCACTGGTTGCAGCGGCAGATGCACTGGATGCAGAAGCATCAGCGGATGCGGCAGATTCACCAGCTTTTGTGGTTGCAATTCCGGCCTGTTCAGTGGCAGTAGCGGCAGAAGTAGAAGCTCCGTCTGCTTCTCGTTTTGCATTGGCAGCACTTGTCTCTGCGCTCTTTCGAGCAGCTTCGACTGATTTAATCCAGTCCTCTTCTGTGCCCACATAGCCATACTTTACAGCAATGGCATAGGCGCTATAAGGGCCAATTTCGATTGTTTTGCTCATTCAAACGTCACCTCCAAAATTCCTGAGCCATTGTCTTGCATATTTATTTCGGTCAAGCTATCGCTTTTAACCATATAAAGAATGCCATTCTTCTGCTCGAAATCCATCCAGCCGCCTTTATTTGCGCTCTGTTCTGCAAGACGGGCGCTTTCAGCAGACTTTTCGGCTTGCTTCTGCGATTCTTGCGCGGATGTTTCGGCGTTTATTTCAGACCGTTTTGCGTTCAGTTCTGCTTTTTCGGCAGCAATTTTTGCAATGTCTGCGCCTGCAACATCTGAAAGAGTGTTCAACGTTTCGGCATTCATAGGAGTGCCTTCAACGATTGGCTCGTCGTTGCGGACAAGGGTGACGACTTCGGACGAGCCGTCCGTTTTAGTCATTGTCCATCGGTTCGGGTACTTCGCTTCTCGGTCAACAAAGTGCATAGTAAGGTTCACCTCCACAGACCGGCTCTGAGCAGTAGATTAGATGGTTGTTGGCTATCGTTTCGATATCAAGCAGAATTTCCTCGACCTGGTTGATAATCGTATAATGCAGATAATTGAGGGAAGCGGGAGTTTCGGGAGTATCGTTTTTGCCACTGCACAAAGAACGAATAGCTTTGATATTGGAAAGCCACCGGGAAGCATCTGTGACAGTCAGGTATCCATTTACATCCCAGTCGGTTTTGACTGAAACAGATGCATTCAGGATGGCCGCAATCTCTTGGATTCCGCTTTCGATGCGGTTGTAATCCATGTAGCTCAGAGCGCCCTTCATGCCAGCGGCCCATTCTGCTTGCTCGTCTGATGACCATGTGCCTGAACGTCCCTTTTCTGAAATTTCAGAAACTCGGGATACATCTTTATAGGTTCTATCAGTAATCCATGTTGCCACTATTATTCACCTCAGATCATCAGATTTCCATTTGTGTCAATCTCAAGATTGTCAGGGAGAGTAAACGCAGGCCTAGCAAAAACGGATTCATTATTTGCCCATATGCTTCTGCTTGCCCCGCTGTAAGAGCAACAAACAACTCCGTGCTCTGCACGTTTCGCATCTTCTCCGCTCAAGCCATCAGAAGAAGCGTCTGTCAACGGACTTCTTGTCCAGCAAAGTTCTGTTTCACTATCCAAGATTTGCTGAGCCACAGGAAGTTTTCCGCCGTTGTTCGGGTCTGCGTTATATGCATCGCCACCAATACCAAGTTCTTTAGAAGTCAGGAGAAAAACGCTTTCAGCAACACGAGCAGTCGGAAAAAATATGCTGCCTGCTTTTTTTTGGAGAACAGTTTCGCCTATCAAATTCTTCATGGCAGCGCTAAACAGATTTTTGTAATCATTGTTAAGCCAATTTCGAATTTCAGATGCTCCATCATCGTATCTAGGAACAACAAACCCTTCCTGCGGGATATTTGTACCTTCTCCGTAGTGGTAGTTATCCCAGAATCCATTGTACTTTCCCCAATAATAAAACCAACGATTCTCCCCGGAAGCGGGGTCATACAGCCAATACTTTTGATTTGGATTGCTACCAACATTATTAAAGCGCATCTTGCGATAGCCATATCTGCGGACGAACAATGTTCGGCCAGCACCGTTATGGTCAGAAAGATAATTATGCTGCGCAAGGATGAAATCGACCGCAACGCCGTTCTCCACGATTTTAACAATCGTTCCATCAGGAATGCTAGAAAGCTTAGAGGACTGTGTGGAAACATTCATGCTTGCAGATTCTCCAAAAGCACTTACAGTGATAGAAGCACTTCCTTTAGAGTTCCACCAGATACGGCAAACAGAAATCCCGTTTTGATTGCTAAGGACTTGCAAGCGAACCGTTTCATTGCTGGCGGCCCAGATGATTTTAGGTGCGCTAGGAACAGAAGGATGGAATGTTGCCGTAACGTCAGTATAACTTCCCCAAGAGATATCGGCAGAAGCGTGGCTGAGCGTGATATAGGGGGATTCAGCTGTCACTTGACAAGAAGCGGAAGAAGCGCCCGCGCTTGCCGTAACAGTGGCAGTTCCTTTATGAGAATACGAAACGCGGCAAGTAGAAACGCCGTCAATGTTGGTCAAAACATCCAAGTGCACAATGTTAGCAGGGGACGCGCTCCAACCGATTATGGGGGAATCCATAGATGCAGGAGTTAGACGCGCGGTTAAAATACGAGACTCGGCATATTGAAGAGAAAAAGAACTTTGGTCAAGAAAAATGGTGGCAACGTCTGCCAAAATATATCCTTCCAGCGTACCTCTGAAACAGCCGTTGTACGTGTACTTTGCGTTAGTGACAAACAGTTCCGAAGCGTAACCGAAATTATGGTTCAGCTTCACATGGTCAAGGGCATCAACGTGAGGGCTGGCGCGGTATTCCAAACTCGCCTTTTTTCTAGTGGACAAGATGGAATAGGCTTCTGTCATGGCGTTTTTGCCAATTTCCAAAATGGAATCGTTCAGCAAAGCGTTGCTGACGGATTGCGTAACTCCGTCAATGCTGGAACTGGAAGGGTAAAGGTGGGTCGTGTTGTTTACGCTGCAAGATACGTTTTTCAGGCGGGAAGAGAACGTGATTTCCGGCCACTGGTAATTGTTCATGGGGTCTATCTCGTAAACTTCCGAAGAAGAATCCGCAAAGAACACGGGGCGTTCAATTCGGATTTCTCCTCCTCGCGTCTGGTAAAGGGCCATCCCAGCAGCGTTTGCAGCCATCTGAAGAATATCAGAGTTCTTGTAGGAGGAGTTGCTTTCATTGCTGATATCAACGGGATAGTTTTTTAGCTCGTTGGGAATCGAATAAGAAACGGTGTTGTCCGGAAGCTGTGAGAGTGCATCTATGCACATATCATACAGATTCCCGCTTTTTCTGCCCGTATAAGTGGAGTTCATCAAGAACCCAAGTGCGTCACGCGCCACAAAAGAAGCTTCAAGGCCGTTTGAAGGAACGTTCCATTCGGACATAAAGAACTGCCCGCCGTTGATCCATTCCGTCTTTCCGTCAATATCCATGCCGTAGCTTACTGTGACAAGCTGGCGTTCATAAATATAGCGGTACATTCCTTGCGGGTTCAATGGATCCCAGACCTGTTGACTGTTATCGAGCGAAAAAGAGATGCTGTCTTTGGAAAGCTGGCCGGAAAGCGGGTCTCTGCTTGATTCGTGCGTGAAGGAAATCAGGTTTCCTTTTCGGTAAACAAGCCGGAACCCAACAATGAATTGTTCAATTCTTGCTCTTCGGTTCGGAAGGCACCAAGAAAGCACCTCAAGAGAAATCGAGTTGTACCCAGATATCTCCCAGTCCACCTCAGAACGAACATCTACGTTATCAGAAACGGTTATGGTGCTTACTTGGGTTCCATCGGAATACGCCGTGAGCTTGAAACTTTTGGCGTATTCGTTTAACGTGCTAGACCACAAAATCGTAACGCCTGGAATCCGTCTGGTGTGATGCTTTCCAAATGTGAAAACGATTTTGGGGTGGTAAGAGTCCGTTACAATGTTTTTACTTGCGTAACCGACATCCACTTGGGAACCAGAGCCCGGAAAGAGAGAAAACGTTCCATCAAGAAGATGCAAGTTCGTCTCTCCGGTTGCATACTTTTTCAGCTCGTGTTCGCTGTTGTCCTCTACGATTTCAGCAACATTACTGAACGAGGACTGGCTATCCGAGCTAGCAGAAACGTCCTTTTGGACTCCGGGTTCCGAGCTGTCGTATGAAATCTTGACAAAGGTTTCAGGAACAAGGGTCTCCTTGAACTTATCAAGCCATTTTTGCGAAGGGTGTTCCATTTATCAAACCTCCACAAGCGACAATTTGCATCCAGTCCAGCCCATTACATTTCCGCTGTTTGGGTTTCGCCGCCACATTCCAGACGTACGGTCAGATACATACATCTGCCGGGTTTCATAAGTGTTTGTTGCTTGGTTTAAGAATCGAACCGAGCAATAAAAGTTTATTGTGAACAAACTAAGGACGGTTGCCCACTGGGCTGCGGTCAGGTAGTTCCACGACATCGAAATCTTTGCAACATCGTGTCGCACGACGGCCCCGACCACTTTTCCTTGAGTATTTCGTCCAGAATCCACAATAGTACTTGTGGTAGCTTCATAAGAGGACGGTTCAGGCAATGCCGTACCGTTCACTGTGACCAGTGCTGGAATATTTGCCATAGAACTGTCGCCTCCTTAGTAGCTGTATGCTTCCGTTCCCATCAGGGACATTCCGCGATCGCTCTGACGTTTTTCGACCGCAGAAGTGATTTCCTTTCCGTCGAGATAAACCCGAACGGTGAAGTTTCCGTTGTCTGCATCGCCGAATCCAGATTCCTGCATAGCGGCGATAAAGCCTTCTTTTACAGAATCTCGAAGTTCAGACGGAGTAAGCTCTGCGGAGCGGCTGTAGCTAGAAGTGTAAGAGCCAGAACTATTTGCTTCCGAATACTGGCTCGTTCCCGGAACGTTAGAATAATCCACGTTTCCAGAAGCGATAGAATCAACTGCCGGGCCGCTTTCCCGACTTGCCGCAATCTTATCTGCGTATTCAAACAGCGGGTTTTTCACGTATTCGATTTGTCCGCCCCAGAGCTGAGCAACAAGGTTGTATGCGCCAATCATAACGTTGATGCCGTTAACGAACCCCTGAATAAACAGGCCCAGCAAACGAACGATTCCTTCAAAAATATAGGACATGAAATTCTTCAAGCCGCCCCATACGGAAGAAATGCCGCCTGCAACATCGCTATTCGTTCCGGCTAGATTGAACAAAGCACCAGCCAACATCCCAATCAGAGAGATAACGAACAGGATAGGGTTTGCATTCATTGCAACATTTAATCCGGTCTGCGCCGTCGTAGCCGCAACGGTAGAAGGAACCAGTTGACCGATAAAGCTGGATGCCATACCGGCAATGTTGTTCCAAACGCCGCTCAGGTTGCTTGTCAGCCAAGTAAGGCTGTTTTCTGCAATAGATTTAATTTGCACACGCTGTTCATCATCCATTGCATGATAGAAATAGGAAGCCGCCCACTTACCAAGAGACTGCAAATCGCCCTTCTCGATGGCAGTGCCGAGCGTTTGCATACTTCCTAAGAAATCGTTCTGCAAGCTCTGGTCAATTTGCTGCCACTGGGTATCGAGACCGTTCAAGAACCCGGTAACGTAGTTAGTTGCCTGAGTAGAACCAGCATCAATCAGTGCCTGCCCTTTTTCCTGCACAGTGTTTACAGCACGCTGCATAGCAGCGGCGACGTAGGGGACAGCCGCAGCAATACCGTTTGCAAGGCCCTGGTCGATGTAACCGCCAATCTCCGCAAAGACCGTAGAAGGGGAGTGGATGCCAAGAACGTTCTTAACCTTGTCGATAACTGCGGTTCCAACATTTGCGACAGCATTTTTAGCTGTTTCAATCATATTGTTCACGCCATCAATAAGACCCTGAATCAGGTTCTTGCCAATATCAAAAAGGCTAAAATTGTCAAATGCGCTCTTGATCGCAGAAAGAATTTTCTTCGCAGTTTCAGTTACGCTAGAGATAGCATCAGTAATACCTTTCTTCAATCCGGCGATAATGTATCCGCCCTGTTCGGCCATTACAGTAGACGGGGAATTAATTCCAAAGGCAGACTTAAAACCATTGATAAATGGATTGAACACATTTTCAACAATCCAAGAAGCAACATTCGTGATTGCGTCTTGAATGCCGTAATAAATACCATAGACGATATTCAGGCCAACATTATCGAAAGGCCCCTCTGCCACTTTCTTTTCAAAATAATCGGCAATTCGAGAAACCAGACCGCCCATGAAGTCGAGCGCTTCAATGAACGCTTCGCCAAAGAAACAACCGATGGCTTGAGCCAACCCGGCCCAATCTACAGAAGTAACAGCTCTAATAGCAAAGTCAACGAGGTCTTGACCGAGCTGGTAAGAGTCTGTACCGGCCAAGAAATCAGAAACAGCGTTAATGCTGTCAGTAATGAAATTGAAAAAAACTCTTGCAAGCTTTTCAATTTCAACATTTTGAAGAGCATCGGAAAGCTTATCAGTTAATTGTTTCCCAACACCAGTCCAATCTACTGTTGCTATCCAATCTGAAAGTTCGTGAAAGAATCCAGAAAAACCATCAATAAAGGCATTTAATACAGATGTCCAGTCAAGCCGAGACAGAAAGCCGCCAAGAAGCTCAAACTCGATAATGAATCGGTCTGCAAGTAATCGGCCAAATAAATCCCAGTCTACAGAATCCACGAGCCCGTTAATGCCATCTGCAAAAACCGCTCCAAGCGAGGCCCAATCAACAGAATGGATGGCATCATAAATCATGCCCATAAATTTATTTAGCTGTTCGCCAATTTGGGTTCCGATTTGAAAAGAATCGAGAGATTTTAATTTCGCCTTAATCTTATCAACAGCGCTTCCAGCATAATCTTTGAACATATCATACTGGGAAAGGTCAACATCACCGAGCAGATTACCAGTAGCGCCGCCACCAGAACCGGAAGAACCAGAGTTTTGTGAAGGGTCGATAATGTTTAATTCATCAAAACCCATCGTATAGTCTTTGGCTGCTTTTGCTGCCGATTTTGTAGCATCGGCGGTGTCATCCATAGCGTTGGCCACGCCACCAATATCTTTCTGTGTCTTGCTAAAATCAGTAAATTCAATTTTCTGTCCGAACACAGATGCAAGAGAGACCACAAATTCTTTGATAAGGTCAACTGCCGCAATCAAAACAGGGAGAATCGCCTTAAATGCGGGATAAAGAAGCTGGCCAACAGCCTTCGCAAGCTGCGAAATTTCAGACTTCAAAATGCGTACCATATTGGCGGGGCTACTAATGGTCTGTGCAAGGTTGCCCTGCACATTGGCAGTCTGCTTCATAATGGCAATGTAACGCAGAACTGCCTTATCTGCCTGAGACAAACTAGAAACCTGTTTGTTAAATCCCAAAGAAAGAAGTTCCTGCTGTAACCGTGCCTGAGACAGATCAACGCCCAAACGGCGAATAGGCTCAAGTTCTCCAGAGATAGCAGAAGCAATTGCGGTAAAGGTGGTAGCAGTATCTTTATTCCAATAGGACGATTCGTCATAGGCAAGTTGGGTCAGGTTCTTGGATAAGATATACGCTTTATCGCTTGCTAGACCGAACGAAGTTGCAAGGCTTTGGATCGTAGCAATATTTGTCATTGCTTCTGTCGGGTCGATGCCAAGCAGAGACTCCATCTTATTGATAAGCTCTGTTGCTTGACTGCTTAACTCGCCCATTGCGTTATTGAACAAGTCTGTTGCTTCATAAAAGTCATTGAACTTAGTAACGGCATTAGCAAGATAAGTGGCAATAGCTTTCAGGGAAACTAGCTGTGCTGCACGTTTCTTGATGTTTTCCAACTGGCTTGCCAAGCTTGAAAGACTGGTACTTGCTTTCTGGTTTGCCGAAGAAAAGTGGGTTGTAGAATTGACAGCACTTTTAATTTTAGATGGAAGCGAAGAAAAAGAGCGTCCTACCTTGTCCAGCTTGGAAGCGAGTGGAGAAATAGCGGATGCTACTTTCTTACAAACTTCCGCAAAATCATCAAGCGTTTTAGAGTCCAGCTTCTTTGTAATGCTTGGGATTTTAGCAATGGAATTGATTGCACTGCTTACGCTACGCAAACTCTTAATGGAAGAATCGCTAATAGAAGAAATAGGGGAAAGGCCGTTCTTCAAGCTGTTCATCTTACTGCCAAGCCCGGAAAAATCCGTGTTTCCAAGATTGACGGACGAAATTTTGTTCAAAGCATTAGCAACAGAGCGGATTCCTTTTGCGCTTTGAGTAAGGTCTACATTAGCAAGACCGTTCATAAAAGACGTGATTTTGCTAAGACCGTCCAGCCCAGTAGATGCGGATTTAAGAGCGGAAATAGAAGCAGATAACTTATCAAGACTACTGCAAACCTTTGCCACGTTGCCCTTTGTTCGCAAATTAGAAATGGCGGTAGCGAGCTTGTCGATATTAAGCTCTGCGCCCTGCGATTCCGCAGAAATCTCTACGGATAAGCTCGTAATATCAACATCAGCCATCACTACCACCATCCTTTTGCTCCATCATGGAGAACATCATACGTTTGATTCGCTCCTGTGCTTCCGCAGCACGTTGGTATTCATACTCTTCCTTCTCCTTTTGAGTAAGGGGAATCGGTCTATCCATGTACTTGATAGGTCTAGTCCCTTTCTTTCGGAACATATTGCCAACCGTAGAGGAAAGCGCAGATGCCATGTAAAAACCATTTCTCCACGCTTCTGCATTGGCTCTGCGTTCTCGCAGCTCCTCTGCGTCACGGTATACCTTAGCCAGCCAGACATCGCCGTGCCAGAACTGCTCGTAGGTCATACCGATGGAGATGTAATAGGCTTCTACGTCGTGGAACAGCTTGGAGAAGGAGAATGGTTCTCCCTCTCCGTCTGTTTCTTGAGATTGTGCGGTTACACAATCTCCCACGTTGCGTTTTTTGCGGTTTTGTCCTCAGTGTCGGTCGCCAGCAGGGACTTGGAAGCGTCCATGAACATCTCAAGCAGAATGCCCATCAGATCTTCCTTCTCCTCGATGTGCTGGAACATCTCGTCAACGACCTTGCGCTTGATGCCCTTGTTTCGTGCGATAAAAGCACCATAGAACAGGGCACGGGAGTTGGACAGCAGGTTGGTCATCTGGGTGTACTGGCCAATCTGAAAGCCTGCACGTTCGGTAGCTTCCACGCTGTCACGGGTGAAAGTCAGCTCGTAAGTGTTCTTGCCATCGGGGGAATGAAAATTGATAACCTTTGCAGCCATAATAAATGCTCTCCTTTATAAATAGGGGCAGAACCAAATCCGATGTTCAGTTCTGCCCGGTTTGATTGATTCGATTTTTGCGGTTTAGCCGCCATTGACAGTCAGGGTCTCGCTGAACTCAGGCTTCTTGGTGAAGATGCAGTTGATAGTCATTTCCACGACCTCGTCCACGCCAAAGCCGGACAGACCAACCTGATGCATACCCTGCCAAGTAAAGCCGGAGCCGTCCTGCATCTTCAGGGCGTAATACTTCACGGTGTTGCTCTCGGAAGTCTCATCGTAGCCAGCTTCCTTGACCTTCTTGTAGTCAGTCTTGTTGTAGTTGGCAGTAAAGGACTTGGTGTCACTCTGGATAATGCCAAAGATGTTGACCTGCATAGGGTCAGACAGAGTGGTGGCATCCAGAAGGTTCGGCTCAGAGATCAGGTCGGGCACATCCTTGATGTCGCACAGCTTCGTCAGAGCGGTTGCGCTGTCGCCACAGTACAGGGTGGTATTCAGACCGGAGATAGCAGTACTCATAGAATGTTTACCTCCTTAGTTTCGGTAAATCATTCCGTCCTCTCCGATTGTTGCCCCGTAGCTGCAATCAATCCGATAGACGGAATTGTTGTACAGCCCATTCAACGGGGCAAACGATTTTCGATGGAAATTGAGCGGTTCCAATACAGAATCCACGATGCCCACAATGGAGCGTGCTTCTGCAATGCGTCCGCTGGTTTTGTTGGAATAGACACGCACACGCAGGGAAACGGCAGCGTACTTGCTGTGGCTGGCAGAATCCCGATGAACCGGGAGGTTGCTGTTTTCCTCTATCTGCACACACGGGAACTTCTTGACGTTGCTGTCGTTGATTTCCCCAGTGACAAAGATGCCGGGAACTTGCTTCCGAAGTTCGGTCGCAACAGCTGTAAAAATGGAATTGAAATAATCAATCAACTATTCCAGACCTCCCTCCACGTTGCTTCGACCTGAGAAGCCATTTCCTCAACAGCTCCCCACATAGCCATAGCTGGTTCGTTACCATCGGTGTAATTCAACTGGCCTTTACCATCCACCTGTTTGACAGGCGTACCAGCATTGCCAGGATCGCCGTAGTAGTACCATCTGCGATTTGCACCTTGCCCTTTGCCGTAGGAGCCATGCGCACCAACACCAGGCGGTAGTTCACCGCCATACCCGTTATGATGTGCGCCAGTGCCAAACTCGATGAACGCAACTGCCTTTCCGTGCGATACGATTGCAAAGCCATTTGGCGTTTGTACCGGGTCGTGCTCAACTGTTACGTCATTGTCGCCAGCATACTGTGCGTTAGCAAACCGCACAGTCGCAACGTCAATGCCTTTTTGCGCTAGCGCCTTTGCAAACTCCTGCGCCTTTTTGTTCAGGGTGGTCTTGTACTCCTGTATCTGACGTTCCGCTTCACGAAGTCCGGCATCGCTCAACCTCACTTTAATTTTCACTTGCAGCCACCTCTTTCAGCGCATACAGCGTATCCGTGATATGCTCTGCGACCTTGACCACAATGTAGTTGAAGGGCTTTGATACGTCCGTCTGAAACCAGACGCGCGTTCCCTCATAAAGTGGAGTGTTATGCTTTCTGCTAGAAGAGCTGACCACATAGCTGTAATCCGTGAACGCCCCAAAAGGGCTTGCTTCCGCAGAACCAGTAGGCGGGCTGACGTTCAGCATCAGCTTTGCAGGGTCGCTCCACGATTCGTATGCGGATTCGCCAGTCTCGTTTCCCCACTCGTCCACAACAGGTTTTTTCTCGCCGATGGGGTTTGAATACCAAAGCGGGCGCTTATCCAGAGGGCTACCATTGAACATCAGCCGATAACACCTACTCTCGGAACAACTTCATTTAGCAGGGACTGCGCCACATCGGAGCTTTCCCACACACGAGTAATGCCATTGTTGGTGTAGCTCGTTTGTCCGTTTGCGCCGATATGGTTGTACAGTTCCGCTGCAATGCGTATCTGCAACGATTGATACTGCAAAGGCAGCTCGTCCGGTCTGTTGCCGAAAGGGTAGCCCTGTGCAAATATCTTGTCTTTGGCGAAATCAAGCAGCAGGTCGAAAAGTGGGTAGTCCTCGTCCGTGACTTCACGGTCAAGTGCAGGAGCAATGTACTGCCCCAGCTTGACTGCCACTTCGGAATACTGGTCTCCCATGCTGCTTTCCTCCTTTCACCTTAGTAAGCCTTGATGCAGTACACAGCGTCCATCTTCTGGAAGGACGGCAGGACAATTTCGGATGCGATAATGTTTGTGTTGACAGGGTGAGGTTCCTTGATGGTGGTGACCGCAACGCCGTTGTTTACGATAGAAACAGAAGCGTTCGTCATGCCCGCACGGAGGTCTGCCTCTTCAGGAGTAGTGCCATACCACATCTCGCCGACCTTACCGTCAGGAACCAGAACAACATAGCCATCCGGGATATATTTGACGGAATCACCACCGCCTTCAGGCTGGTACATCTTGTCAAACAGATGAATCTTGATGTCGGTAGTCTGCTCAACCAGAGCTCGTGCTTCACTCTGGGTAAGAACGGCAATAGACTTTGCCGTAACCGTCATAAAACGGTTCTTCACTTCGTCAGAAGCAATCATCTTATTCAGAGTGTTGGTGTTCATATAGGCGCGAGTGATGGTTTCGCCAACATTTGCAGCGATTGCATCCTTCGCAGCGGTAAAATCGGTAAGGGGAGTAGAAGTGGTAACGTCCCACTTTGCCTTGCCGGTAAGAGCCTTGTAATTCTTTGCCTGCCAAGTACCATCCGGGTCGTAATCATAGATGTAGTTCATGCCGTTTGCCTTGATGGTGATACCGGGTTTGCCGTTCTCCGGGCAAAGCAGCTGCCACGCCATACGTTCAGGAACGATTCGAGCACCAGTAATCAGCTCTGCGGCATCATCGAAAATTCGGCCGATGATTTCCTCCGCAAAAGTGCTGTTGCTGTTCTGAATCTCCATCAACATCTGGCGGTCTTTCTCGTCGATGTGGAAGCCCTCACGGAAGAACGGCATCTCGGTTTCAGACATCTTAAAGCCCTTGCGCTCGCGGAAGGTTGCCTTCGTGTCAAATGCACTCGGCATCAGGGAGATGCCAACGCCCTTGTGACCGCGAATCCACTTCAGCTCCAAACCAGCTTTCTTGCGCGGAGGAAACAGGGCATCAGAGCCGAATGCTTGCGCGTTGGTAACATCGTTCGTCCAATACTCAGCAAGTGCATCGGAAGTGAAATATTTCTGAAAATCCATGTTTTTTACCTCCGTTAAGCATTAGTGCCGATGTTGTCACGGAAAAAGACTGCGGGAACAGCCTTATGCAGAGCGGCAACGTCATCAGCAGTAAAGGAAAAGCCAGAACTTGCCTTTGCCTTTTTCTGGTCAACAACGCCCTGAATCAGCAGCGCGCCGTTTGGGTTGACGGACGGGTCAACGGTGTGCAGCAGAATGCCAATGGCGTCGGTAACTGCTGCATCGGAAACCCCGGTAGTGGCAGAAGCCTTCTTGCCAGTCTTTGCCATGGGATAGCCAGCCTTTACAACATCGGTTTCGGTCACAGTAAAGGGAATGGCAACGTAGGTATCAGCAGCCAGAATAGTGCTTTCAGGAGCCGATACCGGAGTAGTGGTATACTTCATGTTTTCCTCCTTAATGGAAAGCGTTCAGTGCGTCACTCGATGCCTTATTTTCGGCATTCTTTCTTGCTGCAAGGCTCTTAGCGAACGCCACGCCCTCACTGTCAGAACTGCCCTTGCCATCCGCACCCGGAGGCGTGGGCATATCCTTCAGCAGAGAAGCCTTGTATGCGGTGTCATGGGCGGTCATAAACTCCGACTGGAACTTAAATACCTTGTCCATGTCGCCGTCAGCCAGTGCAGATGCAGCCTTGCCAGCTAGTTCAGCGTCATAACCCTGTGCAACGAACTTCTCACGGTAAGATGCAAGGGTCTTTTCCTTGACGAGGTTTTCCTTGTCGGCAGTCAGGGCTTCAATCTGTTTCTGCATTTCTGCCAGCTTGTCAGCCTGTTCCTGTGCAGCGTTCTCGTCATCTGTACGCTTTGCTTTGAGCTGCTTCTTGTACTCAGCAGCTTCGCCGTTGGCTTTCGTCACGGCGTTACGCAGCTTCTCAACCTCTGCGTTAGGGTCTGCAACCTTTTCCAGCGCAGAAATGATTTCATCGGCGGTCATGCCCTCTTTGTAGGCATCACCAAGCAACACATTGAGTTTCATATCGTTAATTTCCTCCTGCGTTTTTTTACCGTTGCTTCCCTGCAACGCTGCGAAATTTGTATCCCGGCTTCCCTGCCGGAATATATCAGCCCGCTTGTGCGGATTGATTTCGATTGAATTTAGCAAAAACATTGAACTCATTTCGTACTCATTAACGAAAACAGGGTATTTCTGTTAATGAGTTCAACTTTTCAAACCCAAAAAGTTCAATTTGTTCCGTTTTTTGACGTTAACAAAGCCGTCATACCGTTCTGTGTTCCCGACACGAATGCCGGGAACATCTGCTCCTGCGGCTTCGGAGCTTTCCCATCCTCGCCAAGCTTGCCGGCGGCAATCAGGAAGGGCTTGCTCATTTCGTAAGCAGCCTGTGGGTCAGGGAACAAACCGGGCGTAGTGAACGCCAACTGCGGGTCGATGCTCTGACTGAGCATCTGCGCAAAAATCTGAACCTTGCTCTGCTGGTTATCGTACTGACGACGGGGCAGCTTGATATTGATGTCACTTGCCATCAGCTTAGAACCAGCCGTGTCACGCAGGATTTTCAGCATCACAGACAGGCTTTGGCGTTCAGCAAACTTGAACATATTCTCGTACTGCTGCGCCCTTGCTTCGGTGTGATTCCAGCCGTTGCGGACGATAACTGCGCCCACGTTGTCGGACGTTGCGTTCTCGCTACCAGTGGCACTAGGCATGGCAGTCAGGCTACGGTACACGTTCAACATGGAATCAAGCAAGGTCTGGCTCTGCTGCTGGTCAAGCTCGTTTGCAATCTGCGAGACAGAAGCGGGCAGACCAGAAGTGGATTTCAGGCACATTGCGCCAAGCTCTTTTACTTGGTCAAGCGCATCCTTGTCCACAAGGCAGTTGGTGAACACCATGATGGACTGAATGAACTGCGCTACGCCGTCCAGGCGGTTGCTTTCAAGGTCGTTGATGGCATCCAGAACAGGGATAGCCGGTTCAAACAGACCCATGCGCTCCGGGTTGAGCTTGTATTCGACCATCGGCAGCATACCCAGAGAATGATTATCTGATTTTGTGACCTTGCCGTTGTCGATTTCAAAGTACTGGTTTGGCGTGTACACGCAAATCAAGTCGTTCAGGTCATTCTGATAATTGCGTGGGATGTGCAGCACGTTGGCAATAGGCTTGTGTCCAATGCCAGAGTTGTAAATCACATACGCCATGTCGGGGTCTGGAACATCCACCAGCAGTGGCGTTTCGTCCGGATAGTTGCCGCCATACCCCTTGTCAGGAAGAACGATGCGGTATCCCTGTCCACACTCCAACATCCACTGCCAGAGCCGCCGATCAAGCGCGTCCTTGCCCTCATACTGCAAAGCGTTGGACAGGCGAGCGATTTCCTCACCGTCACCCGTTGCAGTTTCAGACCGCACATAAGAGCACGGAGTGCCGCTCATATAGCCTGTGTAGAAGCCCACGCACTCGTTGGCGTGGTTCTCCACAATGCGGTTGGTGATTTCAGCGTGGTATTCCTTCGTGCGGTGGAGAACAGGCTGGCTACCCAAGTAGTAGTTGTGCAAAAAGCGAATCTCATTCTTGTTCAGCAGATGAATAGGCTCTGCCTTGCCCATGACAACTTTCAGCACATTCTCCCGATTGATTTCCGTCTCCGGCGTTTCAATCGGTCTACGTCCAGTCAGCGGATTATTCAAAAAGCCGCCAACGACCATCTGATACTCAGCCATGTGTTCCTCCTTTCCGGCAAAATAAAAAGCGCAGCAAGACAAACCTGTTAAGGTCTATCTCACTGCGCCAAAACTGCGCTTCAAAAGCTATTTACTTTTCCGGTGGATGGATAATTTTTGCCCATCCTTCCCTTGTGTCTCCTTCGATAACGCCCTTGCATCTGTCACACTTGAAATGGTATCGTCCGTCTACTTCGCCAAGATAGCGGTTGCAGCGGACGTTCTTATAGATGGGGTTCTGCCTGATACAAGGGCAACAGATTCTAACTAGCATGAGCGCTCCTTTCGTTGGATTTCTGGAAACAGGCTGTTGAGCACAGACCTGTTGGAAGCTACTGGGAAACTATTCGCACTTCCAGCCGTGCTATTTTCCGCCCCGGAAAACCATCACAGTCTTTCTGTTTGCCGGACAGGCAATGGTTCGGACTGCGATTCGGACGCGGAAGCTGGATTTGAACCAGCGACCTCTTGGTAACCAAGCGAGCTACCTGACTGCTCCACTCCGCGATAGACCCGGCTTACTTTACCGCTGCTCTTTGCAAAAGGAGAAAATTCAAAAAAGCCTTTTACATCGAGAGCCGGGAATAGCGGTGAGGTGTCAAAAGAGAAATCCCATGCAAAGCAAGAGGATAGTTGTGCTGCGTAGCGGGTTTGAACCGCTTCGTGTCAGTTGGGGGAGTACAAACAACGTTCCGTCCACTCGGAAACGCAACATATAATCCCCACGACAGAGAAAGGCGGCTGTCGTGGGTGAGTAAGAAAGGAGGGTAATGCAACAAACTGACGAGTAAAAATGACTAAAACCACGTCAATGCAATACCTAGAGGAAGCTGCAAATCTTCCTAGTACTATTGTAAGCCATGTCAACAGGCAAATCAAATTTTAATGCCTACGCACCCGGCTATTTAGGGGAATTATTAAAATGGCCTCTTGACAGGCTCGATTTTACTGATTCCGTTGTACAATTCATCGGCAAGCTGCGCCAGACTGTCCGGCGCATCATCGTGCGGAACTTTGCCAAGCTGCGTGAACATCGTCACCTGTTCCATGAATGCTTTGTACTCTTTCGACTGGTGTTTCTCGTCAAGGAAGTAGAACCGCTTGATGTCAGGCGCATACTGGATAATTCTGGACAGCTTGCTTTGACCGCTGGGCGCACGCTGGCTGCGAACAGAGCAGTGATAGCCCTGCTGCCGGAGCTGGCTGTCTACCACATCACAGTATTCATCACCGCCGTTGTTTGCTTCGCCACGCACCACATTGATTTTGTGTTGGATGATTTTGCCCACGACTTCCGGTCTGGTCGCAGTCTTGTCTCCGTTATTGAACACAAGGTCAGGAATGAACACGGCATCACCATACACATAGGCGATAGGGCAAGCGGTGAAGTCCCCGCCACCCCATGCAATATCCATGACCATGAGCTTGCGATCAGGCTCACCATCAGGCAGAACGCCGTTAAAATACCGCAGTTCATCGGCAGGGAACAGCAGGCTTTCACGCACATAGGGCTTGCCCATGTACTTTGCCCACCATGTTGCATCGTCAATGCTGGCTTTCATGTCTGCGTAGTAGGCATCGTCAAATCCAACACCGTAGTCATAGTTGAAATTGCTGTGTCCGTTCTCGTCCACAGCAGGAATCACCCGGAATCTATACTTAGGATTGTCTGCGTACTGGTTTTGGATGCGTCCAAGAGGGTCAAGCACGTTCCAGCGTGTACCGACCATCAGCTCCAATGCGCCCTGCTTTTTACGGTCTTTTAGCTGGTTCAGGTAGGCATCGTACTTGTTGTTCAGACGCTCAACATTCAGGCTTTCCTCCAAGTCCTCAATCAAGTCATCGCTGTACAGAACACCGCCCTCTCCGATTTCAACAGCACCAGTCAGCGTGCCGCCAATTGAGCGGCAAGTCAGGGTGGGGAAACGCTTCTTTCGGTTCAGGTCAACGCTTTCGTCCTTTGCGCTCTTGTCCACAAGCTGAACGTCCGGGAAGATTTTGCCCCAGTTATAGGTAACGGGGTCAGTGATGATGGACAGCACTTCACCGTAGAAGCCATTGGTAAGCTTGTCAGAATGTCCGCTCATGACTGATGCAACGTCCGGGCGGTTGCCCATAAGCCATGTGATGAAGAAAATGCACAGCGTACTCTTGCCTACGCGAGCCGGAAGACTGACCCCCAAGAAATCTATCCGCTTATAGAACAAGTCCTCTAGGTCGTCTGCCAGCACTTTCAGCACTCTGCGTCTAGGCTGATAGAACTTCTTCTCCGGCGCACGATTCCATTCAAGGTAGATGCAATAGCTGTCGAACACGTCTTTCGCTTCAAACAGGTACGTCCGGCTGATAATATCATAGACCTTTGCCACGTCCTCGCCTGTTTTCATCTTGCCCATCATGGCTGCACAGACAGAGCGCAGCTCACAAGAGTATTTGTAGGCATCGAACCGCTTGTCTTGCGGCAGGGCATCTCTTAGGTTCACCACCGCCTGAAACCAGTCCTCATAGACCTGTGCTTCGGTCGGATTCTGCTTTGCATACGCTTTGATGCTGTCAATGATGGCGATACACTGCTTTGGCTGCATAAAAAATAGGCACCCCCTACCTGAAAATGTAAAGAGTGCCTACAACTGCACAAAAATCAAATATTCGGTTTTATAATGCTGTTTTCGGAAAATTATTTGCTAAAATTCGTTTTAACGGATGGAAAATGCGATTTATTTGACCTCTTCCGCAAGCTGGTTTAGCCTGCGCTTCAATTCATCTGCGTCATAGTACAAGGCGTCTGCGACAGCGTTAAGAATATCAGGCTTGTCGGTGTAATCGCGCAGCGTTTCAATGAGTTTCAAACTCTGTTCTGACAATTTTACGGTTTTCATGTCGTTTTCCTTTCGGTTTTATTCTCCCGCTTTGAAATTGTAAATGGGCTTAATGTGTTTTACAATATCAACTGTTGGGGAGATTGCGTTGATAATCTCCTGTGCTGGCTTATATGCCATCGGGCATTCATCTAACGTGGATTCATCGGCTGAGGTAGTGTAAATTCCGTTCATCTGCTTTTGATATTCTTCAACGCTGAATGCTTTTTTAGCCGCTGTTCTGCTATACAGCCTACCAGCTCCATGCGGAGCAGAGAAATTCCAATCAGGATTGCCCTTGCCAACACAGATAAGGCTTCCGTCTCTCATATTAAGAGGAATAATCAGCTTCTCTCCCTTTCTAGCGGATACAGAGCCTTTTCGGATAATATCATCCGATTCATCAATATAGTTATGAACGGTTTCAAAGAAAGACGCATGGGTCAGCATAGAATTGATTCCAACACCATCTAAAATAGTGTGCATAATTCTCGCTCGATTCATGCTCGCAAACGCCTGACAAATCCGCATATCATTAAGGTAGGAATCACGTTCTTTTCCCTCAAGATAGCAAAGTTCATTCGGAATATCTGGAAACTGAACATCCAGCTCTTTGATTTTTTGCGAGATTTCCTGTTCACGACCTTGCTTTTTTAGTTCCTCAATCAGGCGTTCCGTAGCTTCTTTTCTTTTGTTCTTTCCTTTGATATTAGAAATTGCTACGTTTTGATGATATTCTGCAACTTGTTTACCGAGATTCCTGCTTCCAGTATGGATAACAAGGTACTGGTTTTTTTCTTCATCTTCGTCCAGCTCGATAAAATGATTTCCGCCACCCAAAGTACCCATGCTACGAAGAATCCAGTCAACATTATGCAAGCTATCTTTACAGTCAAGTTGGTTAAGAAAGGCTCCCGACATTTTCTGCGATTCGTGAACATTCATTCCAGCCGGAACTCGTTCTCTGATTACTTTGTCTAACTTTTTCGGGTCGATATGTTCAATTCCGAGTTCAGCAACAAGCATTCCGCAGCCAATGTCAACGCCAACAATATTGGGAATGACCTTCTTGCCCAAGTTTGCCGTGAATCCGATGACGCATCCAGAGCCAGCATGAACATCTGGCATAATGCGAATTTTGCATCCGTCAACAAAGTTCTGATTGCAAAGCGTCAAAATCTGCTCAGTTGTTTTATCTTCAATATTGTCCGTGAACACTTTTGCAGAAGCATATTTTCCGTTAATCGTTTTCAATGTATTCTCCTTTCTCATTCGGTTTTATTCTAGGTTTCAAGCAATGTCAAATGAAAACGCAATCTATCACAGAACGCACCTCGCAACCACAACTACAATGAAGAACCCGGTAAGCAATCCAACGACTGCCCCCGCAAGCCAGTCATACGAGTTTCTGTTGTTCCACTTATCCATAGGCTCTTACTCCTTTCACCTGTTCTGTTCAGCAATCCGATACCATGTCTGGCGGGTCACACCAAGCTGTTTGGCGGCATCGGTGACGGTCAGCAGACGCTTTTCCACCTGTTTGTGTAGAATATCAAAGAGGTTGCGGTCGTACTCGGTGGGCTTGCGGCCTTCCCTGTAATCAGGGCGCTGACTAGCAATCTTCTTGCCTTCTCTGGTGCGCTCAACAATCATGTCACGCTCAAACTCAGCGAATGCAAGCATCACCGTGCGAATAACCTTGCCGGTGGGAGAATTGTTCATAACCCCCATGTTCAGGATGTTCACCGAAACACCCTTATCAATGAACTGGTCTATCAGTTCAAGACCATTCTTGGCGGAACGAGCAATACGGTCAAGTTTCGCCACGATCAGCGTGTCTCCCGGCTGAATTTCAGCCATCAGCTTGTCAAGTTCAGGCCGGTGCAGCTTCGTGCCGGTGTAAACATCCGAAAAGATTTTCTGTGCGCCGTTGGCTTTCAAAAGTTCAGACTGGGCTTCAAGGCTATTGCCGTCAATCGCCTGTCCAGCGGAACTGACACGAGCGTAACCGTAGATCATTCAGGTTCACCGTCTCTTTCAAGAACTTTGAGAGCAAATTCATCCGATGCAACATCAGCGCCAATAGGCTGAATCACGATTTGGTATTTCATTTCTTCCAAAAGCATTGCCATTGTGGATAACTTCAAATCATCCGCATTAACACGGTTTGTCACATAAGAAGAAACTTCATATCCCATTTGCCTTGCAAGAGATGCAGAAGTATATCCTCTGATTTTCATAACGGAACGAAGAATGTCCCCGGAATTGACTTTATTTTTGGTTGCACCGCCTTTTTTCTTCTCTGCCATTTTTATCGAACCTCTCTTTCGACCCAATGATAACACATTCTCGTGTCACTGTCAACACCTTCTTGTGTTTTTGCAAATTTTTTACTATCAATAGGGTGATAAAACGGCTGTAAACTTTTTCGTTGCTTTACAAACTGTATACTTGAATAATAGCCTTACGAATTATCGAAAAATATCTTTTGAGTTACTATCACCAGGGTAAACTAATCCGTTTACGGAAGTACTATCAAATAACGTAAATTTACGTTAGAATGCGTAAAATGTCACAGATGTGTGACTGAATTATACAAATTGGGCTGTTGACAACTATATACCAAACGTCTATAATCTAAGACAGCAGAGCACACGATGAATCAGCCAACAACGGTAGATTTATCCTTTGTGGCATAAAAATAGGCCGTCAGCACGACCGACCAAAGTAGCACTGACGACCTATTCCACCACAAAACAGAAGCTGCGCAACCAAGGGCGCAGTCTCGGTTTCTGTTAATTATTATAGCAGAAGCAGACAGCTTCTGCAATAGAAAGGAGCAAAAAACATGAACTTTCCCACAACAACCGAAGAATTTCTAAAAACCCTCGCCCACGGCAAAGAGCCGACCAGCGAGGACAGGGAGTACGCAGAAGCGCTGGGCAAGCTGTCCGAACTGAACTATCGGGCAGGGTACGAAGCGGGAGCTGCCAAAAACAACAGCTAAATTTTGTGCAAATCTACAAATTTTTTGATTTTGTACAGATACCAGTACTACATTAAGCGTTTGCGTAATTGACAAACCACAACATATTGCATATACTGGTTGCACCCACATGAAGGGAGGTGAGTTTATGTACAGTCCTTATCTCGAACGGCACAATCACACGTTCACTGTTGCACTGACCGAACGGCAGTTCCAGTGTCTGAAAGCCTATTGCACCGAACATAAGGTTGCACAGGCAGCAGCCATACGTGACACGTTCTTTGAAGTGCATCCAATCCAGGAGACAAATAAAAACGAAAAATAAGACGCTCGCTAAAGTTTGCCGACCACAGCGAACGTCTTATGAAACACTCAGAGAGTATAGACCCTCTTTGGGTTATTATACCAGAGATGGCCTGCTCTCGCAAGATAGAAAGGCTAAATTTCTATGAATAATAATCTTGAAACCATCCGAATCTTCTCCGAAGATGTTATCCCTGTGTACGACACCGACACCGGCGAAAAGGTTGTGCTGGGTCGGGAACTGCACGAACGGCTCAAAATCAAGACCGCATACAAAGACTGGTTTCCTCGTATGTGCGAGTATGGTTTTGTAGACGGGAAAGACTATGGCTCATTTTTGAGCAATAGGTCTGATGGGCTTGCCGGAAAGCCTAGAACCGACCACATTATCACTCTGGATATGGCAAAGCATATTGCAATGATTCAGCGTACACCGGAAGGCATGGAGATTCGCCAAAAGCTGATTGACCTTGAGAAAAACGTGTTCGTCAACCAGTTCGCAGGGCTTTCTAAGGAACTGCAAGCAATCCTTGTGATTGACCAGCGCACCATGAAGCAGGAGCAGCGCATCTCCGCTCTTGAGAACACTATGACCATCGACTACAACCAGCAGCGTGTGTTGAAGCGTGCCGTGAACACGGTGGTCATCAACGCTCTTGGTGGCATGGACAGCCCGGCCTACAAGAGCCGTAGCGTATCCCAGAAGCTGTTCATGGAATGCAACCGGGACATTCAGAACTGGTTCAACGTGAACAGTCGAAACAACGTGCCAAAGAAGCGGTTCGATGAAGCTGTCGAATACATCAAGAAGTGGAGACCGTGTGCGAACTCTGTTATGTTGGTTCAGGTCACGAACGGCCAGACCCAGATGCCCATGTGAAAGGAGAACGAATATGATTAACGGTGATAAGTACGAAAACCTTGACGAATACATCAGTGACACTCTGGAAAACATGGAGCGGCTTTGGAGAACGCCTGACGTTGGAGAAACCTACAACGGTCGAGTGATCGCTTGCAACGGCAAAGAGGTTGCGTGCGGCTATCTCTCCTACGAAGCAAACGAATACGGCGATTTAAGACCGTACCTGTGCGACAACGGCAAGATTGTCATGCGTGACGTTAACGATTGGATGCCGATGCCGAACGTGACCAGCGTATTGAAAAAGTAAATAGCCTATAAGAAAAGCCAGTGGTTAGAGAACATCTAGCCGCTGGCTTTTTGTGTTATGCGATTATCTTTCTACAAGGTCTGCGATGGCTCCTATTGCTCCTATAAAGCTCATTTTGTATTTCTCCATTTATTTAACTGGCGTTAATAGAATTTTCGTGCCAATCGAAAGCTCGATATGGTAACCGTCTTTAATGGTAACATTCTGCTTTTCGCCAGCTTTTTCAAATTTCAGTACATCGCTCACATCGTCAGAATTTGCATCAGACACAACAAATACTGTCGCTTCTTTGTTTTGATTTTCAACTTCGTATGTGCCAGTCGGAACCATGTACCAGATATATTTATAACCGCTCTTGTTCGTTTCTTCTTTTCCATAATCGCCAAGAACTTCATCAACTAAAACAATAGAGCCGTTCTCTTTTACGGATTCTTCCGAAGTAACAGACGGATTTTCAGATTCTGTCTTTACAGATGATGCAACGGATGATGTTGGTTTTTCGCTTTCAGAGCTAACCGCAGTATCTGTTTTGTTACGAGGGCTTATCAAATCCATAATAAAAGCCAATACGAACATTACCATAAGGATTTTGAACCACAGCCGCTTATAAGCTGGCTTTTGTGGTGTATTCTCTCCACCACACTGCGGACAGGTTTTAGCGGTAGCTGCTATCCTTGCGCCGCAGTGTTTACACTTTACGAGTTTTGCCATTTTACAATGCCCCTTTCTTACGGTCAAGTATAGCACAGATTAGACCGGGAGAGGGGCCTTTTTGTATTTTTCGGAATTTTTGGAGACTTGCACAATCAGATGGGGTTTGATTTGTGAAGATGGGGTAGGTGTTGGCAAGGGAAACGCCTTTTTATGGGTTTCGGAATTCGGGAGACTGACCACCCGGCCCCCGGCTCTCCCTGTATACCCTGCCGGTGACCCCTGCCAGCCCCAGCGCACCCGGACAGACTGCACATCACAGGCAGCAGCGCAGGGAGCGCCAAAACCAGGGCAGACCATGCAAGACACGGCGCACTAACACGCCGCACCGGTCTGCATACGATACCAGACCGCCCACGTCTGGTAGATCGTACCGGTGCGGGACGCTGGAGGGCGGGCAGTGTGTCCGAAACTGAGCAGATTTGTACACACTCAAACATGAACGACTTTCAACACAAGAATGTGTGCAAAACCATTGACATCAACACAAGAACGTGTTACTATATAGACAACACAAGAACGTGTTACACCACCACAAAACAGGAGGACAAAACCATGATGAACAATAAAGAGATCGATTACACCGCCCGCCCCATTCCGGGGGACTATGAAGGCCGCAGCCATCGCGCGTGTGTATGGTATAACAGAGCCCGCGCCGCGTTTGACCTTGCCACGCTTGACACACTGACAACCGCCGCAGATAAAGCCGCCGATCGTGTGCCCACTGAGGCATACGAAAAAGCAAGAAAGCTCCTTGACAGCGTGCAGCGTTGGGGGCTTGCAGATGCAAGAGCGTGGGAGCTTGACAACGACAGCCGCTATTATAATTCCGAGTGGCTCAAAACCCGACAGGCTCAGCTTGCAAAACGGCGTGTAAAGCTTGATAAAGAACTTAAAGAATACGGTTTGCAGATTGACAGTTGCGGCTTGTATCCTTGCATCCGAGAAATCACAAAGCCGGGTACTGATATGAATTTATTGTACTGGTTTTAATGGAGGGTATAAATATGAACAAGCTTGTTTTTGAAGTGAACAACGGCGAAACGTTGGAACTTGTGCAGCGGGAGGATAACGGAACGACCCTTATTTGCTCCCTTGATGCGCCGGACAATGAAGCATATATAAACGCTGGCGACTTTGTGCAGCTGATTAACCTTTATCGCTACTGCAAGCGGTACGATATTAAGAACGATTGGATTAACCCCAACGGCAAAAACACGGAGGTGTAAACCATGACAAGGAAGGACAGAGTGCAGATTGTGGAAAACGCAATCAACGAGTATCTGGCAGCCAAGCGCAGCGGAAACGCTGACACAATCAAAACCGCCGTTAATGGCATGGAAAACGTTTATATTATGATGTGTAACTATTGTGTCCCCGGCGTTGAAACGCTCCGGGAGCTGATTGAAGGAGCAACGGCATGATGATTGCTCTTGACTTTTCCCAGTGGGCCGCACTCTGGTACATTGGCGGCATGATCAGCGGGGCGCTGGTTATGATTGCATTTCTTAATAGCTGAGGAGGGGTAAAAAAATGACTTATCACAAAATCAGAGGGGTGGACAAATCCACCTGCACAGCTGAACAAAAAATCGCCTATAATATGGCGTGGTACATCTGGAACGATTGCCGCTATAACTGGGCTGACTGCCGTAGCCGTATCGACTGGAGCGAACAGGAGAACGCCGCTATCCGGGACTATATAGACCACTGGCAGCGCAACTATGCAGAAAAAAACAAAAGGTGTGATATTGATAGCATCTTTTGCGCTCTGCGTGCAGGACTGCACGACTATTTGACTGGGTCTTCACACGTCTTGACAAGCTATCAGGATATCGGGGCGGCATTTCCGGCACATTATATGGAGGGCTAAAAAAATGACGTTATTCGAAGAAAAAGTGAACGAATACCGCGAAAACAAGCGGCTTCTCGAAGAGCTGGAAGCAATGAACGAAAGCATTAAAGCAGATATTATCTGCATGATGCAAGGCGCGCCAGAAATGGCGCAAGGCACTGCAAAGGCCATTTACAAGGACGTGCAGAGCGTCCGGCTTGATAGCAAGCTTTTACAGGCAGCACACCCGGATATTTATGCCGAGTGTAGCAAGCGCACCACATACAAACGGTTTAGCGTGGTATGAGGGGGGTGCAACAAGTGATATTATCCTGTTTCCTGTTCTTTTTCTGGTTTTTCTCTGCACTGTTCAAGGCGTCCAAGTAATGCCGATCGGACACTTTAGCGGGGCTGCACCGTAAAGCAACCCCGCCCCAGCCCAAAAGGGCAAAAAACTTTCTGCAAGTCCTGTTTTTAGGACTTGCGATATGATATACTGTAAAAAAGGGCAAAAGCCCGGAAAGTGAGTGTCATTATGAAAACCTATACAGAGCACGAAATCAACGGACTTAGCATTTATGTGGACGACGAAACTGGAAAAGTACATCACGCCGTAAATTTGGATAGTGCAAATCAGACAACGCTTTATCCATACGCCTATAACACCCGCTCCCGTGTGTGGGATAATGTCAGTGGGGATTATACGTTAACAGGATTGAAACGCACAAAACGCTTGATTGAATGGCACTAATAAAATTCTTAACCCCGCCCACGTGGCGGGGCTTTTCTTTTGCCTTGCATCGACACGGTGCAAGGCTTTTCTTTTTGCCCTGCTGCAATGTAGCCACACACAAGCGTTTACAGCGCGTTTTATTTCGTCCATGCAACTATACAGCCCACGTCACAAAGCAGCGCACAGGGCTTTACAGGTGCTTTTCCTGCTATTTGGACCATTCTGCCGCCGCAGATACCAGACCGACACAAGCGGCCATAATACCGCCTGCGCCACGCTAGAGCGTATCACAACGCCGCAGCACCTCCAGCACATACCAGATACCACCGCCACGCCTAGACGCTGCACAGCTCAGCACAGCCGCCTATTATAATAAGGTATATAAGGGCGGCAACATATCGCAGACCATGCCAGCCCGGCGGGGTCAGCGCCTCCACCTGTACAAGGTCAGCCCGGCGGCTTGCAATCTGGCACATGGTCAGCCCGGCACCCTACACCCGGCGGGGCAGACCAGGCAGCGGGCGGCGCGGAACAATTGACGGCTCCCGCCGTATCTCTTTTCGGGCTTTCGCCCGATAACCAATAGAGGTCAGCAATAGTCGCAGCCAATAGTCGTAGTTTCTCCCGGCGAATAGTCGTAAAATAGTCGTAAAGTCGTCAGACAGCAATCGTTTGAAAGTCCCGTATATAGTATAGTAACGAGCTGTCCGCTGATAGTCGCAGAGTAATAGTCGTAGCGTTTTCTTGCGAACCATCGTCAAATAGTCGTGTGTTTTTTGTGTGAAATAGTCGTTCTCCTTTTAGAGAAAGAGAGATGCGATAGTCGCTAAGTCATCTGACCGCATAAAATTCATAATCTATTACATATATTCACTCATTTATTCACTCGCTAGACATACCAAATTCGTATGCCAACCGTACTTATTATAATATACGCTTATATATCCTAGTAACTATCTAGGGATTATTCTGCTGGAATAGTCGTACCATCCGATTTGGTCTGTTCCTGCTCAATTTAATTCCAAGTAACGCACTATGGTATTCAGTTTAATTCTTAGCGTTCTGCTAGGAATAGTATATGCAACATTTGTACATATTCAAACGACTACAAAATTAGGTCAATTCTCCATGTGAAATAGTCGTAGCTGGTGACGGGTCAGATGCAGCTACCCTTTACAGGCTAGCTGCTGTTGCCGTTGGAGGTCACCCGGTCGGCGCGGTGCGCCGGACGATAGAGGGTGACGTAACGTAGAGATCAGATGGACGGTATGCCTATATTCAGCCAATAGAGCCTGACGGCAAATGCCGGTCACGGTCTGCTCTGCTGGCTAACGGTATAGCTTTTGGAGATAGAGGGTTGTAGGGAGAAAGAACCAGTTTGCAATTTCGCATAACTGTTATTTATTCACTTTTGAACTATCATGGCACACCCGGCTCCGTCAACGCGCGCGCTAGCGCATATAACGCCCGCGGACGCGCTAAACACACGGGGAGGGAAAGGGGGAGCACGGAAGATGTTAGGGGGATTATAGGGGGTAATAGGGGTTGTAGGGGAAAGAGGGGGACAAAAGGGGGAAAGAGGAAACAAGGGGGAAAGGGGACAAAAATTTGAAAGCCATTTTCGAAAGTGACACTCGAAGCGTTTTTTCGTCTCACACATCTTGCTTTCGTCTCAATCAGCCCTGCGATTAGACGATTCTTTCTCAAATTCAGACCTTGCCGTTTCACCCTGATAAATAACAAGAGAAAAAAGCACGGAATAGTCGCAGAGGGTAGTTTTACCACCTGATACCATTCCATGCTTTCTGATACAGTAGTTTTGTAGTCGTACGAGCTAAGATTAGATATTCTTGGCTTCTCTTGCCTTACGCAGACGCTCTGCCAGTGCTTCACGCTGCTCTTCGCTGATCTCACGAGTGACAGGCGGCCGGAACTTCACAAGACGTTTCGGCATCGAATAGGTCTTAGATTCCTTGCACCGCTTGGCAGACAGCTCCGCCATAAACTTGTATGTATCGGGGAACTGCTCACAGAGCTTGTCCAGCTTGCGAATGTAAACCGGGTCAGCCGTGTAGATTTCTGCGGTATCTTCCGCTGCGTTGAAGTTGATGATAGTCTCACGTTCGATGTTGGTAAGTGCCATAGTTGTTTTCCTCCTGTATTTTGTGTAGTGAAAAATATTTATGGGGTTCAGACGGTAACTTTATTGCCTAGACACTGTTATCTATTTTTCTTGCCTATTCTACTGTGACGATACGAGCGCAGAATCGATACTAGGCTACTATCGCCCAATCGCTTCGTATGTTTTCTCGAAAATGTCAGGTTTACACGGGTAGATTTCGCCATTTACGCCACGAATGATATAATCGCCAGCCCTTGCAATCATAGTCCCTTCAAGCGTTTTAATCTCGCACCACGCAGGGTCATCGTGAAACTTTCCGAAGTCATGCGTGATAATATCATTGCTACTTACTGCATCCCAGAACCAATCTTCTCCAACAAGGCCTCGTGCATTTAGTTTGAATGCTTCGATAACAACTGGCTTCTTTCGATATTTCATAGTCGTTCTCCTTTCAGTCCATCCAAGTATACTCTTGGAACCGTTGAATCTGCTTGTTAAACGTGATGGGAAGGTCGCCTATCCCACCTTCCTTGTTCTTGCTTAGCCGGAACAGGTACTTGTCGGGGTTATCGCCGGACAGAAGGATGATTGCATCTGCGTCCTGTTCAATCTGTCCGCTCTCTCGCAAGTCGGAGTTGGTAGGCGTTGCTCCGGGCTTGGATGGGTTTCGATTAAGCTGTGCCAGTGCCACCACAACAATGCCTGTGGTCTGTGCCAGTTCGTGCAGGGCAATGGATATAGCTGTAATAGCGGCATATCTGTCCTTTGCGCCTGTTTCGTGGATGAGTTGAAGATAGTCTACGAAGATGACCTGAGCCTTTTTACGGAGAGCCTGCGCCTTCATCCACGCCACGTTCTTTCCGGCAGCGGAGCGGATATATAAGGGCATTTTCATGTTCTTTGCCTGTCCGTCAATCTCATTCAAGCTGACCGCCTTATTTTTCACCGTGTCCAGAGGGCAGTATATTTGATTAGCCATCAGACGTGCGCCTAGCTTGCGTTTGCTGGTTTCCAGGCTGAAATAGTACACGGTGTAGTCCTGCTTTGCCATGCTTGCTG